CTACTCCCCCAAGATTCGCTTCACATACGCCTGGCAGGCAGTCAGTTGCCTGATGGCGTCGTCACCCCGGTTGACGATCCCGAGAAGAGCCGCAGAGTCTCCAGGGTCAAGGTCGGCTCGACCTTCTGCATCACCCACGCTTCCGGCGCTGGCGGTGCCGGGCACTTGGGCGGCGGCACTGCAACCACTGACCTTGACTGACAGCCGGCGCTGAGCAGTGAGCAGATCAGCACGAAGCTGAGAGTTCTGATGCTGGGCATCGGTGTACTCCTGATATCGGGTAGCGGAATCCTGCTGGATAGCCTTGGCGAGCGCTTGGCGCTGTTCGTTGGCGGCCTGCTGGGCCTTGGCGGTCGCCTCTGTGTCAGCCGCCAGATGCCGATCCCATTTTTCCTTCCAGACGGCATCCGTTCGTGCGCTGCCCTCGTGCCAGCCACCGGCGGCGGATAGGAACAGCAGTATGCCGGCGAGCAGCGGCTTCCAGTAGCTGAGTAGCCAGATCATGCCACTACTCCACCAGCCGCACGGTACTGCTGTACCAGGTCTTCAAGGCGGTGCTCACGCTGGCCGTACCCTGCCCCGGGCAAGCTCGCCCAGATGTTCGAACACTTAGCGATCGCCTCGCGCACCCTGCCGGCCTGGATGTCACCCATAGCGCCACGCTCGCGGATCTGTTGGATTGCCACGCGGTCCTGGCTCTCTGGACTGAAGTCCTTCAGCTGAAGCAAATCGCGGTAGGGCTTCCACCAGCGGAACAGCAGTTGGTATCGGCCGGCGGCAGTCGACGCCAAGCCTTTGCTGTTGACCTTCACGAGGATGTTTGGATGACCGGCGTAGTTGCTGAAAACGTTAGGCGAATCCAGCCCGCCGACAATCACGTCGTAGCCGTCGTCTTTGGTGTAGCGGCTGGTTCTCGTCCCCTCGCTCCAAGCAAGCATGTCCAGGAACGCGACGACATTCTTTCCTCCGGCGGCTGATACCGAAATCACTGCCATTTAACTGTCCCCACAAAGGTGAATGATATGAGACGGATTGATATTTCCGGGCTTCGCTTTGGGCGTCTTTTAGTGATTGGCTATCTATCGCCTGGAGAAAACGGAGGCTCTCTATGGCTGTGCCAATGTGATTGCGGAAATCAGGCGAAAGCGCTCAGCAGCCATTTACGGGGAGGCTCGACACGCTCTTGTGGCTGCCTTGCCTCTGAATGGTCTTCTCACATGGGGAGCAACCCTGAATTTGTCAGGAAGCGCGCCGAGAAAGTCACGAAGCACGGCCATAAGAGGCCAGGCAAAGTTTCCGTGGAGTACAGGACATGGATCGGCATGAAGCGCCGCTGTTATGACGTGAAGTGCAAGGACTACCCGAACTGGGGTGGGCGTGGAATCAAGGTGTGCGACAGATGGAATAACTCTTTCGTCGCCTTCTTTGAGGACATGGGGCCCAGGCCGCCCGGCAAATACAGCATCGATCGCCTGGATCCAGACATGGATTATTCGCCGGAAAACTGTAGGTGGGCGACATTCGCACAACAGGGTGCAGAGAATCGTCGAGGACTTATGAAGATCGTGGTTGAAGGCCTTGAGTTCTCGAGCATCGCCGATGCGTGCCGACATTTCGGCGTAAATCTCACCACCGCTCACTATCGCATCAATGCTGGGATACCCGCGGAGTTAGCGGTTTCCACAACAAGCAGACTCAAGCCGCGCCGATCCAGGGAATCTTATCTACCCAAGAGCGTCAGGAAGTCGCCCTGAGCGCAGGAACAAAAACGCCAGCTCTCTGGCCGGCGTTTGGGTAGATGCGCAGGAGCTGCGCTTCGGTGATTGGCATCAAGTCTGCTCCCAGCTCATGACGCGAAGGATCGGCGCGAAGTTAGGGGTGGCGCTGTTCTCAACGCCAACGACGAATCCAACCTGGTCAGCAGTGATGAAATCAGTCCGGCCGATGGTGTGAATCACCAGCCAGTTGACCCCGTCTTCACTGATACTGCAGATCCGATTGGTGCCGTTGTCGGAGATGCGAAGCCAGTTGGCCATCTGAGGAATCTTGACCGTCGTGTAATCGGCATTGAAGGAGGTCCCCGAGTTGAACTTCGTCGAGCGGATGGCAACGGTGGTCAAGCCGAGATCACTGGCGATCACATCGAAGATATGCATAGCGCCGCTCGTGCTATTGCGGAAGCACAACCCATAACTCTGGAAGGCCTTGTGGGCCATCACCGCCTTTAAATGCGTGGTGATTGTGTACGGCGTACCCGGTGCAGTGCGAACCCTGGCCACCACATTCGCACCGGCGCCTGCTGCCCCACCCGTCAGTACCTGGTCGAAGGCGCTGCTCGTGATGGCAGACGTGCCTTGGTTCACCCACGACCAACCAGAGGTCGGCGGGGCGACAAGCTTGTTTACCGGCCCCCATGGCAACCAGGAGGTTCCTGAGTCGAAGACAAGGATGTTCTTGTCCGTCAGCAGAGAGACGTTTCCGGCCGTGCTGGCTGCCGGCAGCGAAGCCGAATCGGTCTGGTTGATCACCGAACCGCTGCCACCGCCGCCGCCGCCAGAAGCAGAAATTGTGATGTCGTCAGTGTTCTGGGTGATGGTGACGTTTGTCCCCGCCACAAGGCGCCGGGCGACAACGTTACGAGACCCATCGATACTGGCGAGCACCTGAGCGCCACTTCCGCTATTGCTGACCCCGGAGATGCCCTTTGGCTGAAGAACCCACGCCGAACCGCTGAAGCGATAGAGGTTTCCGTCAGTGGCATCCTCCACAACCCAGCCGGTTTCAGGTGTGCGGGCCTGCCAGCCCAAGCTCGTGCGATAGAGCGCCAGGGCATTTGCAGCAGCTCCTGTCACCCCTGCCCAGGCCGACGCCATGATGTAGAAGGCGCCATCGAGCGGCGAGCCAGGCGCGGCGGTCAGGGTCCGACTGATCACCGGAGTCTTGAGCAGGACGTCGATCCAGGCCAACGCCTCGTTCACGTTGAGAGCGTTGTCCTGGCCGTTCGCGGTCTCAAGAAGTTTCGCGTGCGGGGTCGTCACAGAGTGACCTCCAATGGGTAGCCCCGCCCGATTGCGGCGGAGATCATGTAAAGACGGAAGGTGATGGCACTTTGCGCGGAGCCGAAGTCTGTAACCTGGTCAGTCGCCGAGTAGGTCCAGGCGCGCGAGGTGACGCTGATGGTTCTTTTCACTGTGGCGCCGGACATGACGTCGATCTGGTAAGACTCGGAGGCCTCGCCAACGGGCGCTTCGATGCCATTGGTCCACCAACTGCTGGACAGCCGGCTACGGCGATGGAAGGTTCCGGAGAAGTTTCCGGAGCCATCGCGCGAGCCCTTGGCCAGCACTGGGCTCAGTGGCTTCAGGTTGACGCCTCGGTAGGTGAAGCTCTGGCTGAGCGCCGAGTCGATGTCACCGCCCGAGGTCACGGCCTTGTAGATCATCGAGACGCCGATCGTGGCTTGCGCCATGCCGATGAAGGCGTTATCCGGGTCCTCCAGCAAGACGAAGTAGTCGCCGACCTGGTGAAGACCGGTAGCCCACTCCGTTCCTTTATCGCCGCGCACCAACCCAGTCACGATGTAGGAACCATCGGTCTGCAGGGTTGCGGTCTGGAAGCGAACAATCTCCCAGCGTCCATCGACGCCATAGGCCGCGTAGTTGCGGCCAAGCACCATCTGGTCGCGGGTTATGCTTTCCATCTGGCCCGCCAGCATGGTCACCGCGAGCTGCGAGACGTAGTCAATCAGGAAGCCTGAGTTTGCCGTGAGTGCATTCCTGGCAATACCGATGGAGCCCTTCTCGTTGTAGCCCTGGATGTCGGTGTAGGTCTGGCCGCCATCTGCCGAGCGAACCACCACAGCACCGGGCCATCCATTCGAATAACCGGCCGCCGCCGAAGCGAAACCAGGCTCGTTCTGGAGGGCGTCATCCACTACCGGGATATCCATTGGAACCCAAAGGCTTTCGCCGGCATTGCCGACAGTCCCGTCAGGGCCTGGAGCCGGCGCGCCGACAGCCGTCCGGACGTAGGTAGCCGCGCTGTTGAGAAAGCCCTTGGCAGAAACGATCCCATTGGCGCCTGTTGATACCTCGGTCAACCGGATGTCGAAGATCCCGAACTTCGAATTGGCCGTCACGACGTCCGCCGGCTGCAGCGCTTGGTAGGTCGGTGGCAAGTTCAGGGTGAACGGCTGCCGCTCATCCCAGGCGCTATCACAGGCCATCGTAGCGATCTGCGCGAGCTCGTCGTCACTGAGCACCAGCCCAAGGTCGATGGTCTGCGAGTTGACAGCCATAGTCCCGATCCGCTCGTAGGTCTGGCTTGAATCTGCATACTCACGAGTAGCGCTGATCCCTTTTGCAGTCACCTTGGCTGGCAACTGGGTATCCATTTCCCGATCGTATGGCAGCGAGTCACCAATCTCGTCCGAGTCGCTGGCCGCCAGGTCGCCCCATGGAATCGATACAACCGAAGGCTGGCCACGCGGTACAAACTGAAGCTTGTAGCCATTCATCCTGGCATCGAAGGGCCACGCCGCGCGCAATGGCTCGATGATGTCCCGAATCGAACCGCCACCGATGCGGTAGCCGGTGACGAGTTGGGTCAGCGAGGAGGCATCGATGTCGCCCGGCCCGATCAGTGCAGAGCGACTGCACTCCTCCTCAATGATATCGCCCAGGCTGATCTTCTGCGGATCGACAATGCCCAGCGAGTACCACTGAACCGTTGCCGTCTGATCGGTGGACAGGTGCCAGGCGCGCACAATTAATGCGTCAGAGAAATACACCGAGATGTCGGCAGCCGAAGGCGCAGTCGGAAGCGTCAAGATCAAATCAACGGTAGAGAGGTCAAGGCTGATCCGGTAGACCCTGTTGGTTGTGCTGCCGGTATACAGCCACAGACTCCCATCCGATATTGCCGCCTTAGCGTTCGCCGTCATCGTAAAAGCAAACGTCTTCGCGGCCAGCGCTGTACCAAGGCCGTTGTATTGCGTTACGCCAGAGGGCGTAAAGGAGTACACAACCCCTTCGCCAACCGCGACGGCATAGGAGTTTTCGGTTATCTGTATCGGGGTGAACCCCTTCTGCCCGAAGTAAAAACGCGGAGACGGAGGCCTTATGATGACTGCAGCCCAGTTCCCTACCTGTTGATACTGCCCATCCGGATAACTAGGGTCTGCAGGGCCAAATAACGGTCCATTTGCAAGGCTTGGGAAAACTTCTCGGATGTCCTTGTAGAACAGCTGCTGATCATTCGTACCCGACGGCGGAACATCGAGCGACTGGATTCCACTGATGATCTGTCGCGCTTCAAAGCCCTGCGAGTTCAGGCGGAAGGTGTAACGATCGGCATAGCTGTTCGGTGGATAATCGCCGCCCCAGCCCGGCACCCAGAAGTCGACGCGATCTGCGGATATATACGCGACCTTAGGTAGCAGGCCAGGGACAGGAACAGTCAGGGTTGCCTGGCGGATGATGCGCTGATCGATATTGGTCGATGAAACAACCTCGACCTTGAACTGGCTGCCGGCCAGCGAATCACCATAGTCCTTGAGGGCGAACTTCTTGAACTTGATGTAGGCAAGACCGCGATAGGCAGGTGTATTTGCCACGCCCTTGTCAGCCTGAATATCAGGGTCCGGCATCTGGCTGTCGGTGCCGCGGTAAAGCTTCCAGCCCTTCGCTGCGTTGTTGCTGGCGACCATGGTTTCCAGGTCATCACTGCCGGCGTTGTAGATGAGCTTGTCCGCGCACCAAATACGGCGCACGCCGGCAATTGGTCCCTCGCCAAGCGACAAAGCAAAGGTCGCATAGTATTTGTAGGTCGTCTGCGAGGGGCTTGAACTGCCGCCCTTGCCGCCGCTCTTTTTCTTCTTGACTGTGACATCCAGCTTGCCGCCTTTCAGCCAGATCACGTTCCCTGAGGTGCCTACCATGCCGTAGAAGCGCGGGATTTGGTTGCCGTAGGCGCTGTCCTGGACGGTCGGGATCGTCGGCGACGGGGTCTTCGCTTCGGGGAACAGCTTGCGGTAGAGGCTGTCGATGATGCCTGGGCCGCCGCCCAGCATGATGTTATTGAACTTGAAGATGCCGCTGTCGCGACCGAAGATCTGGGCACTGAGACTCATTCCTCGACCCCTTTAAAGCGGTATGCCATGAGGATGCGATGGCGCCAGGTCGAGTCCACGCGGTGGTGGCAGACATGGCCAGCCTCCTCGCTGGAATGGATGATGTAGGGCTCGCCGCCGATGAACCCGGCATGAATGGCGATGTGCTGGGGGGCCTTGCTGATGCGCATAGCAAGCAGGTCGCCAGCGTTCGCTTCCGCCGGATTGATCCGCTCAAGGCAAGGCTGGCGGTCAAGCTCACGCTCGAGCGTTCCGTCGTAGGGGTCGCGCGCGTAGCCAGTCGTGTCGATGCACTCCAGACCTAGAACTCCACAGATGTGGATGTAGAGCCCTACACAATCCAGCGCCAAACCGGCAATCCGCCCCTGGTGCATGAACGGCGTGCGCAGGGTCGCCATGGCTACGTCGACGATCTCGGATCGCTTCATGAACCACGCCCAACTTGGGTGTACTCGGAAGTGCTCGGAACGTGTGGCTGGCCGCCGAAGTTGATCACGTTGCCGAACTTGTCGCGGCAATCGTCCAAACGCTTGCGGCAGCCGGGAATCATCACGTAGGTATCACCGACCTGCGGCAAGTAGTACGCGCCGCCATGCAGATAGAACTGACCGCCGGCGGTACTGCGCTTGATCTTCAGAGGCTGCAAGCCGGCATTCTGACCGCTGGTGAACAGAACCTCTCCAGCAGTGAACCAATCGTCGGCTTCAGTGCGTGCAACGCTCTGGAACTGGTACTGGCTGGTAACTGAAGTAACGCTGCCGCTCACCTTGAAAGCCGTAATGCTCGGACCATCCGGAGCAGAACGCGGGCCTGTGCATCTGCTACGTGTGGAGGCAATGATCTGGTCTCCAGTCGGCCCGAGGTGCCCGTCAAACAACGTCCACTGGCACTGCGGGCTATAGATTCTTCCGACCTCCTGACTCAGCACATCAGCAGCCGACATCACCTCTGTTCTGTAGGTGTTGTCATTGATCGTGACCTTACCAAGGAAGCCAAGAGCTAGAGCCTCCTCGTCCTCAATCGGTGCCTTCCAACTGGTGGCAAAGGCATAGATCCGTGCGTTGTCGAACACGCCACTGCCGAGCTGATCGCGAGTAATACCGTGATCCAGGATGCCGGTCAGGTCGAAACTGCCTGAAGCGAGATTCGACTGATCGTCGAAGCCAGTGAACTCGTACCCCGTGTCACAGCGATAGACCTGGCCATTACTCATGACGAGGTCAACTGGATACTCCGTTATCCTGACGGTTGTGCCGTCGCGCGCCACAATTCGGGCGCAGTGAACCTTCGTCGGCCAGTCGGCAACGTGTGGCTTCATAGAACTCCAGATACGACAAAGCCCGCACTGGGCGGGCTTTTTGCCGGAAGGTGATGCGAGTTGGTTAGAGGATTTTGTCCCAGGGGATATTGCCTGCCGCATAACCTGCAGCGGCGATGAGGAGAATCAGCCAAATGCCCCAAAATCTCAGGGCCGGCAGCTTGTCCGCCATCATTCGCACCTCTCGTATGATCTTGCTAGAATCCAACCAAGTTCTCCTCATGGGATAGTCATGGGGTTGAAACAGAAAGCCCTGGGCGTTGCGAGCGCCCGGGGCTTTTGCTTTTCAGGTGGGGAAAGGTTAGCGCTTCTGGGTCAGGGCGCGCCGCTCGAAGTCGATGATGCGCTGACGGTAATGCTTGATGGTCTGCGCGGTCATCACGCTGCGCTGCTCGGCCTTCGTCTCTCCATTGAGATCCTGTTAGTGCGCCAATAGCGTCTCGCTAGTGTATGTGCCGTTATGGGTTGAAGATCTCAATGACGTCGATATTCCCGGCGTCGATCGTGTCCCAGTTGGAGAAGCGGCTGCTGAGGTCGTCGGTGAAACGCATCGGAATGTCGAACTCACATCCAGTGGTTACCAATTCTCCGGCCTGCGGAGCGGTATTCACGACTCCGCCGCTGGTGTAATCGCTGAACCCGGTGGAGTTGACGGCCACGGTAATCGACCCTGCGCTTCGAGCAGTGATCGGCGAGCGCATCCCGTTAATTTGAGTCATCCCAACCACATTGGCGATCAGCACCGACTCGCCAACGGCCATGCTGTTTGCGACCGTGATGGTCGTCGTAGAGCCCTTGGTGATGTTCGTGATCACGCCGGTCTTGTTCGCCGCCATGGTCACGATGCCGGTTGTGTTGTCGACGCTCCACTGGGCTGCCGGGAAGACGGCACCGTGAACCCCTACCTTCACGGTGCCAGCCACCGGCTTCCTGATCCGCCGGCGGATGCACGAGGCATCCGAACTATCGCCGTACCAGCGCATCAACTGGTACACGCCAGGCACCGTCGGATTCACTAGGACCATCGGCTGGTCGAATGCAGTCGGATCGCCGCGGTAGTTATTGGTGGAGTAGTCGGCCGGGTGCATGACCCGGAAGCCCCGATAGGTGCCGCCGGCGCGGTTGTTGAGGTCTACGATCTCGCTGATGATGAAGTTCGTCTGGCGCTCGAACTCGATCGTCATGGATGCCTTGATGTACGGGTGCTTCAGCGCCCGGTACTCGTTACCGCCTGCCGTGACCACCGTCTCCGCCGCATAGCTCGAGCCGAACCCGCTGCCATAGTCGATGTTCTCTGCCAGGCGCTCTTCCAGGAACTGGCTCATCATGCGTACCTGTTGGCTTTGGTGACTGCGCTGACGACTCGGCGGCCCATGCGCGCGGTCGACTCGCGCATTCCCTTGGAATCGTTGGCGCCGTTGAGGTTGATGTTCACGGTCGTCGAGCGCTGCTGATTGAAGGTTTGGCCAGGACTGGATGGGTCAGGGCTTTGACCACGGCGAATGGCCTCGAGGTTGTCCACACCGATCCGTGAAACCGCTGCTGCGTCGAAGACGAACTCCTTCCCGTGGACCACGCCAGCGACATCGTTCACTCCGCCATCGCCGGTATAGCCACCAGTCTTGAAGCCAACGCCCGCGATGCTGGCGATGTTCGCCGCGGTCATCACGCCGGCCGAAATGGCCAGCGCTACACCCACCGGGTAAGGCGGAACCGCCAACGCATTCTGGATCGCCGTAAAGCCGGAAATTGTGGCCTGCGCGATGGCTGCAGCCTTGCCTATTGCACCCAGGCGCTTGTTCCCGGACTGACTCAGGGTCGCCATTTGCCCGAAGAATTGCTCGCTACTCTCAAGGAGCGCCTGGTTTTTCGCCTGATCAATTTTCGCTTGACCATCTCGACCTTGCTGGTTGATCGAATTCACCCGGGTGGCATAGGTCTCCTCATTGATAGCTTTGGCGTCGAGGAAAGCTTTCTGCTTCTCCAGTTCAGTCGTCCGCCAGATTTCGAGTTCTCTGGCTTCCTCATCCAGGCGGGTCATTTCGCTGTTGGCGCCACCGACGCTGGCGTCCAGATTCCCGACTTTCGGGGCCTTGGTGACGCCCTCAACGGTGCCCTTTTCAACATCCGACTTGCTGGCAACATCGCGGATCTGCTTCAGGGTTTCGAGACGCTGCAGAGCAGCCACGTTGCCCTGCGTCTCGTACTGCGCGATCTTCTTCGCGTAGTCGAGCTCGAACTGCATGTCGTTAGCGGCCTGGAGCTGTCCTGTCTCCTGCAGGATCGCGAGACGAACGTTGTCCTGATCCACCAGGTCCTGCTTCGCGTCCAGTTCGGTGGCGAGGTCGAGCAGGTGCTGCTTCTGCTGGGCGTTGAGCTTGGAGAGTTCGCCGTTTTCCAACTGGTAGCGGACTCGCGCGACCTCCGTCGTCTGCCCGAACAGGGCGACCTGCTGAGCCAGGCTCTGCTCAACGTTTTTGTACGCAGAGGCAAGCTGTTTGGCTGAGCGCTGCTCGTCAGTTAGCGCTGAACCTCTCGGCTTTGGCGGGGCTGGTGGCGCCTCGGCATCAATCTTTGGCTTTTCCTCCGGAGGCGTCTTTGGAGGAGGAGCGGCGGCGCCATTATTGGAGCGCGCGGACATAAGTTCGTCGTTCAGTTTGAGAAGCGCCTGAACGCCTTTGATCTCCTCGCGCAGTTTCGCCATCTGAGGCGACTCTTTCGCATTGGGATCAATCGTCCGAAGGTTTGCCAGCGCCTTCTCTTGCTCAGCCAATTCGCCCTGCTGCCGAATAAGCTGGTCGTTCAGGCGCACGATATCATCGGCCGCAGCGCGCCCACCGTTGGCTTGATAGGCCACCTCAGCACCAAACCATTGGACGACTGAAATAGCCTCACGGACGCCTTTCGCGATGTTGTTGAATACCGTGACAACGCCAGCAGCAAGCTCCTGCGCAGCACGGATTGTCTTCGGATCCTGAAGAGTCTCTGCAAGCTCGCCAATGTTGCCCGTCAGGATTGCAGATGCTTTTGAGGTCTCGTTGACCTTGCCGACGAACACCTGGAAGGAGTTCGAAAGCGCAGTCGTGGAGTCCGCAACAGACGTCTCCATAGACGCTGCTAGCTCTTCGTTGCTGTCCCGCGACTGCCGAAGCGCTTCGTTCAGGGCCGCCAGGCTCAGCTTCCCTTCAATGCCGAGCTTGCGGATGTCAGCCGTCGAACGCCCGGTGGCTGCCGCCAGGTCATTCACGATGGTCGGCATCGCCGCCAGGATCGACTGCCAGCCGTCCGATTCAACCTTTCCGGTCTGGATGGCCTTGGAGTAGGCATCGATGGCCGATGACGCCTTGTCTGCCGACGCGGCGTTGGTCACCAGCAGGAAGCTGAAGCTGTCCGTGATATCCAGGGCGTCGTCGGTGTTGTAACCCAGCGTGCGAATGGCGTCGGCCGTCCGGATGTAGACCTCTTGGGCCTCGTTCAGCGGACGATAGGTGGCGTTTGCGGTCTGCAGCAGGCGGTCCTGGACCTTGGTGTACTCCTCCGTCGATGAGGTCGCCATCCTGATTCGCGCGGCCATCTGGCCGTACTGGTCCGATGCCGCGATGATCGCCCGCACGCTGATAGCTGCAGCCAGGGCGCCGAACGCCTTGCCCAGCCCGTTGGTCGACTTCGTGAGTTCTTGGTTCGACTTATCCGCCTTCGCCGTCACATCGATCATGATGCGCAGCTCGTCGGTGGCCTTCTTCGCCGACGTAGAGTCGACCGACAGGACCAGGCGGGCGTATTCAGTCATTGTGTCGGACCTTGGTGGCGATGGCGTCGAGACGCATGATCGCTTCGACCTCCAGGGGCTCTAGCTCCTGATGGGTCATCAGCGACCAGTTGCGCAGTTCGGTGTAGGTGAGAGGGTCGGGTGACCGGCGGATCTGGAAGAAAACGCCCAGCAGGTAGGCGAGTTCATCTGGGATTGGAGGCGTCTGGAGCTCTGGGGGCTGCTCGCCGATGACTCTGGCGATCTGTTCCAGGTGTTCACGAGTCGTGCGCTTCGAGCCCGGAGCGCGCTTTAGGAGCTTTAGCTCTGCTTCGGCGTGTCGCTCGAGGGCTCCGAGGCGATCCCGAAAAAACGGGAGCGGTCCGCTGCCGCGCTATCAACAGCATCCGCGACGATAGGCGCGTTGGAGAGGAATTCACGCACTGCTTCAGGCGTGCAGGGTTCGTCGAACGACCAGTCGGCCACCAGGGAGACGAGGCTGTTCATGACGGCCTCATCCCGAGCAGCAGCGCGGTCCCAGTCGCTGGCGTTGGCGGGCAGGTCACGCATGGTACGCGATCCTTCGAACTTCACCTTACGGAAGGCGTCGGAGTCGATGCCCCGTACCATCAGCCAATGCTCCGAAGGGCTGCCGTCGGCCTGCATCAGTTGCATCTTCACGCCCTTGTCGGCGTTCGGCTTCGTGTAGAAGTCTTCTTTGCGCATGGTCTCTCCAGACACAAGAAGCCCCTCCGAAGAGGGGCCGCTTGATTAGCTGCGGGTGATGCGAAGGGTGGTGGTGCCGTCGTAGCCGGCCGAGTAGGTGTACTGCGGGATCACCGCACCAGGACCGCTGACCTGCTTCTGGCCTTGGGTATAGCGAACCTTCGGCAACTCTATGGTGTAGCTATCGGTACCCTCTTCCAGCACAACGATGTGGCTGGTTTCGGTCTCGTTCAGCACCTTGGCCCACAGGGAGCCGTCCTTGAGGTAGGCGTTCATGGTGCCGGTGACGGCAGCGATGCCGTTGGTGACGCAGTAGGCCTCGCGCTGGAACAGCGAGAAGGCGGCCTCCATGCCGTTATCGAGACTCAGGTTCCACTCCGTGGCATAGGCGATCACCTGGCCGCCTTCGGTGAAGGAGCCGTTGGTGGTGACCATCATGTCGCTGGTGGTTGCGGCCATGAATGTGGCGCCGCCGGGGATGGTGTAGGGCTCGGCTTTGGTGCCGATCATCCCAAAGGTAATACCGGCCTTGTCGCCCAGCGGGGCCGCGATGTTCATGGTGTTCACGCGGCAGCCGCGGTAGATGTAGTCGGCGCCGATGTCGGAGTGACGCTCGAGGATGGCGAAGGAGCGCTCGGTCGAGCCAACGATCAGCACGTCACCGGTCCAGGTTCCCTGAAGTGCCGCCTCGATCAGGTCGTCGAAACTGCCGAAGCTCACCTCGGCGGCGATCTCGCCCTGGACGCTGTAGTTACCGCCGCGGCTCGGCGCGCGCTGCCGGGCCTGGTTGATCTCGGCCGACTCGATCTGGTTGATGTTCGGGCTGAGGCCTTCGGTGACGAAGCGGATCGGCTTGAACTGGGGGTTACCCGGGATCGAGCCTTCCATGACGATGGTGATCGACGGGCTGGCCGCTGCGTCCACCAGGGTGACGGCCGAGCCGTCGACGTTGGTGACGGTGATCTTGCCGGCTGCGGCGGTGGCGATCTTGCGTTTGCCGTTGTTCGCCGCGTTGGCGAACCCGGAGACGGTGATGATCTGCCCGACGCCCAAGCCTGCAGTCAGGAAGCCATTGCCGGAGTCGTTGTAACTGGAGTCCGACGCGGTCGCGCTGATCGTAGCGGCGGTCTTGGTCGCGCCCTCGAGGACGTAGTAGAGCTTGACGGCAGAGCCGTTGGCGAAGCAGGCCATGGGTTATACCTCCGGGCGGATGGTGTTGGCGCTGTAGTAGATGGAGACGTTGATCTGCTGCCAGCCGTCGACGGGCCGGAGGTTGTTGCGGGTGACGCGGTCGATGTGGACGCATTGGGTCTGGTAGACCAGGCGCCGGCCGGCAACGAAGTAGTCGCGCAGCTTCTGCACGGCGGCGAGGATGTTCCCGGTGCCGTCGTTCATCGGGTAGTTCAGGTCGACCTGGAAGAGGCCGACGGTTTCATCCATGCCGCCCACACCGAGGCTCGAAGGGTCGGTGCTGGCCGGCAGGTTGAACCAGGCCGCCCAAGGCAGTGACGGCGACGGCGGGGTGAAGCTCTTCCCTTCATTGGCAGTAGGGATGCCGAGCGCAGCCGCCGTCAGCCCTGACACCAGGGCGGCGTTGATCTTGATTTCGCTCATTTCCTGTACAATTCCTGTGTGCAGCTAGCTTTAGCGGGCGAAAAGGCCGATTCATCACCGGCTCTGCTGCACCCTATTCAGTGATGAGAACTCTTTGATGGAGAGTTGCCATGCAAGAAATCTGGAAGCCTATTGCCGGCTTCGAAGGTCTTTACGAGATATCGAACCTTGGCCGCGTTAAATCTCTAGGGCGATTCCGCAGGGCCAAGGGCGATGCCAAAACCTGGATGGATGAACGCATAAAAGCGCCGTGTGCCCAGAGAGAAGGCTACCTATCGGCCCATCTCTATTGCGAAGGGCGCATGACTAAGCGTTATGTGCATAGGCTTGTTGCTGATGCTTTCCTGCCCAATCCGCTTGACCTGCCAGAGGTGAACCACCTCGATGGGGATAAGCAAAACAACTCGCTCGCCAACCTCGCTTGGTCTTCCCGGTCGGAGAACTGTCGGCACGCCCTTGAAAGCGATCTTTACCAAACTGCGCGAGGCGAACGCGCAGGAAACTCGAAGCTCAGCGAGTCCGATGTTCGTGAGATTCGAAGCCTGGCCGCATCAGGCATGTTCCACCGAGAAATTGCTGACCAATACCGGATTGGCAGGAAAGCGGTAACGAAGATCGTCAACCGGCAACGCTGGGAACACGTCTCCTAAACCCTGAACTTGGCCACGGCGGCATCGACGATCTTCTGCACCCTGGCCAAGTTTCTTCTGACCATTCCCTGGGGTGCTTGCTTGCTACTGCCGTACTCCAGCTTGTCGATGTAGGGGAGCGAGTTCGACATGAATGTCTCCTGCCCTGCCCCTTCCGGAGTCTTGGCAACGATTTCTGAAATGGCGGCCGATCCCGACTTATCCTCGCGGTTGATCTCGCCCTGGGCCGGCTTGTCAGTGGTCGTCACCCAGTTGCCGCGGGCGCGGCCTGTGTCGACAGGGGTGTCTTTCACCGTGCCGCTGAAGAAGTCGATGGTCGCTGCCCTGGCGATCTTGTCCTGGGCGTCGATGATCTTCCGGACCGCGCTGTCCATGTCGCTGGTGAAGCTCATCACTTGCGCCCCTGGCAGAAGTACACAAGCGGAGTGCCGGCGGGGTTCGCTTCCTTGACGTTCACAACCTGCCAGAGCACGCCGTCGACGTCGATGCGGGTGGTAAGCGCAGGCGCCCAAGCCAGCCCCCTGGCGGCGATGATGATCTTCTTGTCGCCCTGGCGAATCTCGGAGCCTTCGGCGTACTGCTGGCCGGATTCCTGCAGGGTGTAGTCCAGCAGCAGGAGCTGGGCCGGCTGGCTAATGTCAGTCGGCGGCGTGGTCCACGTACCGCTCACATCGTCATATACGCCTGCGGTGACGTCGCGCAGGGTCTGCTCCGACCCGAAACGGCTGATCAGGCGCAGGGCCGTCGCAGCCATTCGGTCGTAGAAGGCGCTCATGCGCGCACCAGGCGGCCGTTGTAAGGACCGAAGGTGTACTTGGCGAAGAAGCCATCGGACTGACGCCCTGCGGCAGCCTTGGCCTTGTAGCCGCTGATGGCGCCGTACTTGACGTCGACGGCGCCCTCTACGCGCTCCTCGGTGACAGCACCAGTGCGGGCCTCGGGCGGGTCAATGTCGTCCTGGTGGATTTCGCAGGCCAGCGCCATCTGTCCCATCTTGATGTTGCGAGGCAGTGAAGCGCCATCCGCCATGAATCCACGACGGACGGTGTAGTAACGCGGCCAGGGCAAGCCCTGCTCGTCATGAAGCTGGGTGCCTACCCACTCCATCGCCCACATAGCCACGCCAGCGCGGCGCAGGATCGCTTCGCGCGCGGCGGTGTCATCCGGGATGGTCCAGCCGTAGTCACTGGCGAACTGCACCAGTTCATCAACGGTGGCGAAGGAATCGGCATCAGGCAGGCCGCCGCCAGTTTCAATGACGAGGGCCATGGTCAGGCTTTACCTTTCGCCATGGCGTCAGCGGCAGCCTTCTTCAGGCCTTCGGCGACGACAGAGCCATCCGCACGGACGACGGAGTAGTTGCCGCGGCCCTTCTGGACCACAGTCAGCGCCTGCTCGGTCTCGGTCTCGGTCTCGGTCTCGGTCTCGGTCAGAGTGTTCGTGACCTCCTCAACCGGAGCAACAGCAGCAGGCTGGCCGAGCAGCTTTTCGAGTACGAAGGCGGCGGCGTGGCCATCCTCCATCTCCGGCACCGTCCATTGACCGTAGGCGACGCGGGCGAAGTAGGCCTCACTGGCATCGACTGCAACGCCAGCGTAAGGCGCCGGGCCATGGGCTTCCACCGGAACTCCGGCGAGAAGAGCATCATGGCCGACGTTGCTGTTCCAGGTGATGATCTTGCCGGCGCGTGCCAGAACATCGCTCAGCGGCTCAGATTCACCACCGGCAACCGGATGCGCGCGATACTCGTCGTGCTCAACGGTTTCTACCCAGGCTTCCAGCTTCTCCACTGTGTCGAACGGGTGGGCGGCATCGCCAACCACCTGGGCGCAGAGGATAGCCGGGCCGTCGCCCTTCACGGGCTTCTGGATATCCAGCCCCAGCGCCTCGAAACGGTCGCTCGGGCATTCGAATTCGGGGATCTGGTTCAGACCGCCCAGGCCAACCTGCCAATAGCCGTCTGCATCGTCAGCAGTGGCGCGGCTCAGGTAGCCGTAGTCGATCACGAGGACCGGCACGTCGCGCTCCTGGTAGTCACGCAGCGCATCGGCGCCCTTGCCGCGCAGGCCAACGATCACAACGAGGTCGAAGTCCTCGATGCAGCCATGCCCGTAGTCCGGCAGGGATCGGAACAGTGCGCGCTGGCCCTGCAGTTCGAAGCCATGCTTCATGGCCACTGCGGCAACCTGGTGGTCCCGCGCGTAGATACCGATCTTCATTGCAACCTCCAAAAGAAAGCCCCTCCGAAGAGGGGCTTCTGGCCTTAGCGGCTCTGGATGACCACGCCCGCGAAGTCCTTGAAGGAATCGCGGTTCGGGTCCCAGTTGGTGCCGGTACCCAGAGCGGTGTCGGTGGGGTTGGCAGCGCCGTTGGCGATGTCCCACTTGAAGCCGCGGACGCCCAGGTTGTAGGCGAACTCACCCTGCAGGCGGGTGATCAGGTTTTCGTTGCCGGTCACGTTCTCGATGACCAGCTCCTCTTCCTCGGTGTTCTCGACGATCAGACCGCCGGCGGTGAGGCCGAGGGTGTAATAGTCGGTCACAGCGGTGGAGCCGGAGCCGGAGTTCACGAGCAGCGCGTCGGAGTCGGTCACCAGAACCGGGCGGTTCAGGGTTACCGGGGTGCCGGTGGCCACGTTGAAGTTCGACACGCCGTCGATGTTGGAGGTGATCTGGTTCTGCACCAGGTCGTAGTAGGCCTTGGAGTGCATGACCCAGCACACGATCTGGCTGCCGGCGTCGCCGAACTTCGACAGGCCGGAGACCAGGCCAGCGGTACCGAGGGTGCCGTTGGTGGGGATGGTGTACTTCACCGCAGCCTGGGCGTTCAGGGCTGCGCGGCCGGCACGCAGGGCGGAGTTGAGCATTTCCACCTGCATGGCCTTGGCTGCCTGCTCGCCGAGGATGAAGGACATCTCATCTTCAGCCAGGCCGGCCATGATCTTGCGGAAGGCGTCCTTGGTCTGGTCGACCGGGCCGATCTTGCGGTTCAGCTTGACGCTGACCCACTCGTCCTGGGTCATGCCGAGGATGGTGGCGGCCGAGGTGCTGGTGGTGTCGCGGCGGGTGATCAGGTTCGCGACATTCTTGAAGAACGCCTGCTGCGAGAAATCACCGCGGCGGCTGAGGGTGGACAGGGCGATCGCGCCGGCCGAGGCCGCGTTGAACGCGTTGCTGTTCTGGGTCAGGGTCTCGATGACGCCCGCCTGGAACTGGTCCTGATAGACCTTGAAGTCAGAAGCTTTGCCTGCGGCCATGATTCATTCTCCCAATGGCTTAGGCGGGAAGCGCCAGGTAGGCGTCTTTCCCGTTTTTGCTGATGTATTCGGCCTTCTGCTTGGCGGTCATCTTGGACCGCGGGGTGCCCGGCCGAACGTCGCTACCAGTGCCGCCGGCGCCGCTGCCACTGCCGTTGGCAGGGAACCAGTGCGGGCGAGTCTCTTTCATCTCCGCGAACCACTCCTTGAGGGTCAGCGGCTTGCCGTCTTTGCCGAAGCGACCTTCTTTGGCGATGGGGTTACCCTCATCGTCCAGCTCGAAGTCGCGCGAAGCAGCCAGCATGGCGTCCTCCATGGCGAACTTGTGGACGCCTGCGTCGGTGGCGGCGCCGATCACCTCGCCCTTGAGCACGCGGGAAGCGAACTTCTCGGTGCGGGACTGATGACGGGTTGCCTCGTCGCGGGCGGCCTGCAGATCGCGGTCATAGCCGGACTTCATGCGCTCAGTGCGCTTGGTCAGGACTTCGTCGATCTTGCCGGCTGCGATGAGCCCGGCTTCTTCGTCGTCCGAGAAGCGCTGCAGGATGGATTTCACGGCCTCGGGGTCGATGCCGTCGAAGGTCTTCAGCTTGTCGCCCTGCTCTTTCAGCTTGCCCAGGAGCTCGGAGTTCTTGGTCTTGAGACCGCCCACTGCCGCGCTGACCTGCGCATCGATCAGAGCCTGGATTTCCGGGGTGATCTCTGGCCCTTGGCCGCCACCACCGTTACCGCCTTCGCCGCCTTCTTCCTGCATGAACAGCTGCTTGAGTTGGAACATGTGTTATCCCCTTGGGACTGTTGGCGCCCTTGGCGCATAAAAAAGCCCCGGCATTGCCGAGGCTGGAAATGAAAAAGCCCGCACTAGGCGGGCTTCTGGAAACTGGTTTGATCAGACGATCTCAGGCTTTTCCTTGCCGGTGCGCATCTTCACGATCCGCCCTTTCAGGGTCCTGCAGACGTCGCAGATGTCTCGGTGGATCACAGTCCCCTTGGTCCGGCGCCCGTTCTTCACGAAAACACCGTTCTCCACCGTAACAGCGCTGCGGCCGCCGCACTCCGGACAGGAAAGCATCCCGTCCGGCTTCGGGGCGTTCTTCAGACGCTGAATGAGCTTTTCCTTCTCGGTCGGCTCACGCTTGGGCACTAGGCGAAGGTGATCAGTCATGCAGCGATCTTACGCCGCAACACCCGCCCGCTCAAAGAGGTCTTCGTCGCGCTGTTTCAGCTGGTCCAGGGTGTAGACCTTGCCCTTGTCGTTGGTGAACTTATCGATGTCCACCTTGCCGTCGCGGAAGAGCTTCCCGCGGGTCGGGCCAAGAACTTCGTCCTGGAAGGCAGCCGGCTTGTCGCGCAGCCAGTCGCTGTAGGTCACGTCGTCAGCGACATACCCGTCCATGCTCGCCTGGGTGCCCTTGCCGATCTCTTCCTTGGTAAGGCCCAGTTCCTCCCAAGACTTGATGACAGGGGTGGAAGTGCTGCGACAGTTGATGTGCCGCGGCGGCATCGGGCCTTTTCCGATCGGGAAGGTCTTACCCGACAGGCTTGCGCAGGTGATCGTGGTCCGGCCGTCCAGCGTGGCCAGGAATTGCCATTCATCCACCAGGTCGTCGTTCTCCGCGTAGAAGGCCTGGCGGGTGAAGTTCGACAGGTGGTTGACCGAGGTCCGGACGATTGCCTCGGCGTTCCGGCGGTCAATCTCCAGCAGACCGTCTGCGTAGCCGGCAGTGCGAGTGCCGCGAATCCGACGGACCATCTGGTCAATCGTCTCGCCTTCGACAAATCCGGTGCGAACGGCATCCCGCACGCGGGTCATGCGGTCCGCTTCGAGGTCTTTGGTGAACTCCGAGAGCAGCTTGCCCTGGAATGGCCTGGCCATCGCCGCCGCGTAGACCTGCTGAGCGTTCACAGTGTTGACCGGGACAACGACCTGGACTGGCTCAGGGATGGTGTTCACAAAGAGCTTGTGCTGGTAGTCAGCCTCGTACGCAACGTAGGCCTGCATCTCTTCATCGAGCTCACGCCCGAGAGCTTGATAGGCCTGGGCGTTCAGGGATTTCACTGATTGAAGCAGTTGGTCCAGGCGCTGAACCGTAAAGCTACCGGGCGACATCTGCTCAATCGCTTCCATGAGCTTGGCATAGAGGTCGTTGTCCACTCTGTTGAGTAGCGCGATCATGCGCCGCACCACGCCATTGCTGAACCGCTGCATGCTGACCGCGTGCGCGATCTCGGCGTCTGCCAGCTTGTCGTTAACCGTTGCCACCGCCGGCTCCCATCATGCCGAGCGCTGGGCCTTGCGACTCGATGCGCTCCTTCTCCGAATCCCAATCCAGTTCGCTGGAGAGCACACCTCGGCGCTGGTACTCGCCGAACAGGGTCTCGTCGGAGAGTTTGCCCTGGGACGCCATGCTCAGCAGGGTCGGCATGGTCGCTTCCGGCGCGTAATCGATCTCGAAGTTACCGCGCGCCTGAACGTGGCCGCCGTCAGTCTCTTCGATGTAGTCCGCCATGATCTGGAGGACCTGGGCGTAAGCGTCCTCGAACTGGCCGGACATCATCTGCAGCGGCGACATTTCGATTGCGGCGTCTTCCTGGGCCTGCTCGGCGGTCTTCGGCGCGGCATTCTCCAGACGCAGGAGCTTGGCGCCGGCAATGCGCATCTCCTCGATCATGTCCTTCAGGGAGTCGCGGCCCGCCTCGATGGCCTTGCCGCCGTGCTCCACGTAGGAGAGTTTGGCTTCCGGGTTGTCGTTCTTGGCCAGCGTGCCACCACCGATGACGATGGCGTGATCTTCCTCGAAGCCTGCGCCGAACAGAATCGGCACCCTGGCGTAGTGCAGGATCGTGTCCTGGTCGCTCTGGCTCTGCCAGTGCTTGACGTTCAGATAAGCCAGCTCCATCAGCGGCGGTTTACCGGTGAGGAATCCGGTGCGCTTGGTGTAGAACGGCACGATCGGGATGTAGCTGAGGCTGGAGGGGCCGCTGTCGTGGACGTACCAGCCATCCTTCCCGGCGTGCCGGTAGATGGCCCAGCTACCTGGCTCGAGCACGCGTATCTGCGCGACAGCCTTCTGGCCGAAAGCGCCCTCATCCTCGTAAACGCATTCCTCGTAGCGGAACTGCAGGAGCTGGCCGCCGGACTCCTTCCAGCCCAGGACCTGCTCAGGCCGGATGTGGATAGCGTATGGTCGCGCGCCAGTGGTGATGACGTCCGCCTCGGTGACGATGGTTTCGCCTTCCGATTCGTTCGCCGGGCTCTGCGGGTAGTCGACGTAGACAAAGCTGATCGACTTGGCCAGGGCGTCCTCGAACCAGCCGCGGCCGAACACTGTGCCGTTGTTGCCCTGCTGATCGATGTCCTGCCAGTACTCGCGCAGGCGCGCAGGGACGTCATCCATCAGGTGGATCGGCTCGGCGAATACCCGGCTGCCCATGTTCATCACGGTTTCCGAGTAAGCAGGCAGCAGCGTGGACGACAGCAGGCGGCACTTGTAGGACTCGGAGTCCTCGGCTGGCCAGCGCGGCAGCAATTCCTCACCAGCAACACGCATCGCCCCAGTCCCGCCCATCAGCGGACTGACGATGGCCCAATGGGCACGCATCTTCTGCACGTCGGGGCTGACGATGCTCGGATCATCGCTCATTGGGTTACATCCTTAGGGGCTCGGAGGTTGCTTTGCGAATGCGCTTGGTCTTCGCCACTGCGAAGTACCGGAATGCGTCTGATCCGTGGGATGACCAGTCATGCAGGGGCTTGTCCTTCCAGCACCCGTGCTTCTCGTCCCACTCCTTGCGGTAGTTCTCCAGGGCGTTCAGACCCTCTTCGCACATGGCCTCGTCGAAGGCGCAGCGCGGAAGAATCTCGCGGACCTGCTCGATGCCCTCGTCGACACCCAGCTTCGGCACCACGTTGAACTTGATGGCGTACCGCTGGCCGTCGATCTCGTAGCCTTCCTTCGCCAGTTCTCGGCGTGTCTTGCCGTCGCTGCCGAATTCTCGGTTGTCGATATCGTGCGGACCCCAGTGCTCGCCATATGCGTAGCCGCGGCCCCTGGCCTTGTCGCGGAGGATCTTGAGGTAGTGCCTCAACCCCTCGCCGCTGTTCTCGTAGTAGTCGACGGCATGAAACTCTTCGCCGACCTCACGTACGAACCAGATCGCGGTGGAGTCGCCGACACCGATGTCCCAGAAGGTGTGAACCACCTGGTGACTGTTGTCGGGAAGCTCGCCGATGCGCTGCTTCTCGTAGAGCTTCGAGAACTGCTTGGCGTAGTAGGCGCCCTCTACCGACTGCTGGAACGCCTCGGCCGGCGTCGACGGGTATTCCCGTTTCATGTCGTCGCCGAGGGTTCTCTCCTTGGCGGCGTACCAGGCCTTCTGGCCTTCGCTCAGTTTGATGCCGTGCTTGGCCTCAAGCTCCTTGAAATAATCCTGCAGGCGCTGCGGTGCCGGCGATAGCGGCTCAACCTGATACTCAGGGCTCCGCCACCAGGGGAAGAAGAAGAACTTCCAATCCAGCTTGCCCAGCGGCGCGCCGGTGATCTTCTGCCTCTCGGCCGCCTGGCTGAAGTCGAAGAAGTAGCCAGCCCGTCCTTCCGCCGTCGACTCGATGGTGACGACGCAATCAGCAGCCACTGCCTCGAAGGCGCCAGTGACGATCTCCCTGGCCTTGTCAGGGTACTTGGCGCAGATCTTCCCGAACTCGGAGACGTGCAGGTAACGCAGTGTACCGCCGCGAAAGGAGGTGCTGACGTAAAGCGAACCGCCCTTGGCGAACACCAACTCACCAGCCGCGTCGTTCCTGGCTGGGTTCGCTTTCCTGATCTGCTCGGGCAGGTGGTCGTAGGCGTACTTCACCTTCTCGCGGAACAGACGCTTGGCGTCGTTCAGCGTGTGAGCGATCAGCGCGCACTTGGCCGACTCGAACAGCGCCGCATCCAGTTGGATGATGCACTGCTCAGTCGTGAAGCCCAGCTGGCGGGCCTTCAGGATGATGTTCCGGGTGTGCAGCCCCTCGAAGTAATCGAGCTGCTCCGGCGTCATCCGGAACCTGACCTTCTTACCGTGCCGGTCCGTGATGAAGTAGAGGTTGTTCAGGCGCCATTGCTTGTCCCTGAGCAGCTTCAAGTGCTCGGGCTTCATGCTCAGGCTTCCTTCGATAGCTCATCCATCAGCTTGGACAGCTCGTCCGAATTGGTCGGGGTGTCTTTGTCGTCCAGGCCGAATGCCTGGCGCTCCAGGATTTGCAGGTTCTTCATGGCCGAGGACAGCTGGAACAGGGTCTTGGCGTTGCTGGGCAGCGCGACTGCGGCGAGCATCGTGGCCCGGCGCATTCCGTTCTTGTCCTCGCGCGTCTCGTCCTCGATCGCGTCTTCGATCTCTTCCCGCTTGCGGATAGTCAGCAGCAGGTCATCCATCAGCAGATCAGCAAGGTTCGTGGCCTTGCGAATGTCCCGGCGATGGGAACGAACTACGGTGACTCCTTCCTGGGCAGCCTCCTCGATAATCCCGGCATCATCCTCAGGGTTCGCAGGTTGATCGTCGCGAACCTCGCCGCGAACGAGTTTGTTGCGAACTTCCTTGCGGACCTGCTCGGAGAGGTCGCGCTCCCATCCGCCAGCCTTTGCACGCTTGCGGATAGCGGTGTCGCTTACCCCGTGGCGATCAGCGATTGTGCGGATCGACAGGGCGCCGGCGCGGAAGGCGCGCTCGATAGCTTCCCAGTCGGTCTGCTTAGTAGTCATTGCCGCTAGCCCTTGGGCAGAGTGAAGGTGCGAATCAGCCCGCCGGTGCAGGTGTCACGCTTGGCTGCAAGCTCAACGGCCTGGAGGGCGGATGCACCCATGTCCATGGCGGTGAACGCATGGTCGCGCCCACTGCCGATGGCATAGCTCCGATCCAGCAGAACCTCACTCTCGTATACGCGGCCATCGCTGAAGCAAAGAACCGAGAGCTTCTCGTCACGGAATACCAGCGCCCTGGCATCGAGGTCGAAGCCTGGGACTTCGCCGAAGTACGCCGCGATCAGTAGCTGGATGTCTTGAGTACTGCCTGCTCCGAAGAACAGCACGCCATCGCGCTCTCTCTTCTTGTCGAAGTCGTCATACATCACCGTGTCGCCGGCAGTTACCAGCGAGTCGTAGGCGATCACTCCGTCCTTGTAGGCGATGGTGGTCATTGGCTCTTGAACTCGAACTTCATGCCACGCATCGCAGTGTCAGCGATCTTCTCGCCGTCCGGCTCCATGCCTGTCAGCCAGGCGAACACCATGCAGGCGCGGACATAGGGGATTACCCACCATGCGCGCTTGATGCTTACGGTCAGTTGGGTGGCGGCCATCACTCACCTTCCTTCTGCTCTCTCGGCAGAGAGGGCTGGGCGATCACCCGCGACACGGCGACGGCGATGCCCAGGATCATGTTCACCACAGAGAACACCAGCGGGTCGACGGCGCCCTGGAATGCAGACCATCCGGTTGCGGCGGCGTTGAGCGCCACTCCAAGGATGGATAGCTGCACACTGCTCAGCCGCCACCAGTGCTTGGCTTCAGGGATGAGCTCCATCTGGTTTCACCGCGGGTAGTTGTTCGAGGCTTTCGGCGTAGCGCTTCCACTCGGCCGCGTCTTTCATGGCCTGGCGGAGCTTCCGGCGAATCGGCTCGATGGGTTCGCATTGGCAGTCACAGTGGCGGACTACCGGAGTCGGGACGTAGGGCCTGGAGGGTAGCTGCACCCTCTCCTGCTGCGCACAGCCGGCGAGGAGGACGATCAGCAGCAGCCGTTTCACTTCGGCCTCGTCTGAAGCACCAGCCCCTTCTGCCATTCCATGATCTGGGCGACTTTGAATCTGCTTTCCTGGGCTTCGACCCGCAGCGAGTCGATGAACTTGTCACTGCTGTCCCGTGCGCGCTCCAGGGCCTCGACCCGCTGGGTCAGAAGCGCCTGGCTGGTCTGGTAGTTGCTGAGCTGGGCATTGATCGATGAGAGCGACCCGATCACGAAGGTGAAGGCGCCTATCGCGGCAGCGGACAGCAGGGTCTGGACCACCGGGACCACGAGCTTGAACAAGGGACTGTCCGCAATGCGCGAAACGTCGGTCATTGCGTGTCTCCAGAAGAAAACGCCGGGGACGTACTAGATAGACCCGGCAGAGGGCGCTGGGGAGCGCGCGGAAAAATGGCAGATGGCTGGCGCTGATCTCCAGCATGCTTGAGCTAACCCCCTAACTGCATAGGATGCAGCACCCACTAAGCAGTCGCGGCAGGGGATGCGGGGCCGGCTCCCTAATCTCCCGACTGAATCGGGCGCTCGTTATCCGGCGACGCCTTACGCGAACTTGGTCCAGTCAGCCCTGGAATTCATCTGCACTTCTGATGCTACCACCGAGCACTCGAATGGGCAGGAACGGAAATTCCCGGCAGGCTCGATGGTAGTCGTTGGGGTGGATCAGGATGCTCTGGAGTGTGATCCCGCGTCTCTGCGCCTCGTAGTACCAGCGCTTGATGCGGGCTTCGAGGGGCATGCGGGCTCCAGAAACGAAAAAGCCCCGGCGTGTGCCAGGGCTTTGGATTCGACTACTTGGGTAGCATGAGAGAATTTTGTTCGGTTGTTCGGTGGAATGCAAGGTGTATTTTCAGCATTTGCCGAACTTTTTGTGAATCAGGCTGCCTGGCGCTCGATCAGCTCGTTCTGCTCCAGGATCGAACTCACCGAGCGGATCCCCTCGGTTACCTGATCCTCTAGCCAACGGAAGGTCAAGTGCTTCCACCGGCGCAGGCTGCCTTCCGGTGTGCCGTCAGTGTCCCACCGGTGAATCTCGTAGAACTCCGGCTTGAGTCCGCGGCGAGATGTCTTGGCGCCTGCCTGCACGCCGCGCTTCGGAGGAATGGCCCAAGCCGTAACGCAGAAGGTGCGGAAAAGGTGATGGGCTGGCGTTACCACCCTTGGAACCAGCCAGCGCACCGCATCGCCTACCTCGATATCGTCGATGCTGTACTTGGCCACCAGGGCGTTCCAGTGCGCCTGGGAAAGCTCACGATGCAGAAGCGCGCGGGTCATCGCGTCCTGGGTCAGCCGCTCCTCGGTCGACAGTGGGCATGGGTTAGCCGCCAGGGGCTCCTCCTGCCAGCCAGACTCGTACCGACGCTGCCAGTCGGCCTTCTTGGTGCCGTCGATGGTCTCGATGCTCATGATGCGAGCGATTGCGTGCTCGGCGTCGCGGTAAACGGTCATAGTCATTCCCCTTTGATAAGCCCGTATTCCCGAAGGATTGCCCACTGGATTGCGATGTAGTCGGCGAGGGTCATTGCCGTATGGTCCCCATTGCTTTCCATTTCTCGTATGCGGCGGATGGCGAGTCCCCATACGCCAAGCGCGAGTGCTTCGCCCCATGCCAGAAGTAGCTGCTGATGCAGGACCAGATGCCGTACTGCTTCTTGATGCGAGGCTTGCTCAGAAGGTGAAAGCACGAACCGTTCGGCATGATGCTCATTACGCTGCTCTCCCCTTCAGCTCGCGCACCTTGGCGCGGAATTCGGCCGTTTTGGCCTCGTAACCTGCAGGACGGCGAAACGCCGGAGTGACGATTGCTTCGGTGGCATCCCACCCAGCGCGGAACCTATCGATGATGGTGTTCTCAGTAACTGCTGCGCCGTCAAAGCGCGACCACTCAGCGGCAGTCATCGTTACCCCTTCAATGCTGATAGCCACCGCATTGCTGCGCTCATGCTTGTGGTTTGTCTTGGGCGCTGGAGCGATCCGCTTTCTGCCGTTGTGAGTGATCTTCTGTGCGTACACAGCATCGAAATCGCTGTATCCGCGGCTCTTCCTGCCGATGATCGTCCGGCCGCTAACCTTCACTCCTGGGACGCGGCTCCACTCCTCAGGAGTCAGGGTCACTCCGTCGATAGTTATGCGGTGATTCTTCTCAAGAGATGCCTGGGCTGGGTAATCCCGCCACGTGTTACATGGAGGGCAAAGTGGCCGAAGGTTTTCTTCGACGTTGTTCTTAACGTCGCGATCCTTGTGGTCGATGTGGCATGTAGACCAGTTCAAAGGAACGCCGCAAAGCTCACAATCAGGAAGAGCGGCGCCGTACTTTGCGTACATAACCATTCGGTGCTCGGCGATATAGCCCTGACTGTCTCGCAGCGGATGAGTTGGCTCATATAGCCGCTGATAGCCCCTTCCGGGCATCGTTATCCTGTACACCCTCGTGTAGCCAAGATCCTCCTTCTTCTTGTCGAGCTTCAGCGTAAAATCGCCATTCCTACGAAGTCGGAAGTAGTGCATTTGGCAGAGTTGGACTCCCTTGTAGTGGGCTTCCCGATCGCAACCATCTACGCGGCATTGCATTTGCGTCGAGCCTCCATCCGGCGAATTTTCTTGGAGAAGACAGCCTTCAGGCGCTTCAGGTATGGGATGTCGTGCCTGGCGACGGAGTTGTTTCCTTCCAGTTGATCAACCCTGGATTGGCCAATCTTCTCGATCAGGCGAGGCCGATAAACCATCAGGTTTCCGCTCAGGTGGTTGTTACATGCACTGCAGGACTTGTTCATGTTCCACAGGTTGAACCTGAGCTGAGGTGCGGCTCCAACACTGCGGAAATGCGAGCAGTGCCATTGGCCTCCCCATGTGGCTGGCTTGTCGCAACTGACGCAGCCGAGATGCTCGTCGCGTAGGCGAACGTACCGATTGATTACCGCCTGAGCTTCGCGCAGGTGATCCGCCCTGCTCTTCAGCTTCTCCCTGCGCACCTTGATCTCTTTGCGCTGGCGATCGGCGATCGCCTTCCGCGCAGAAGCCTGGTTCATGTCCTTGGTGGCCAGGGCGCAGGCCGGGGAGCAGACCTTCTGCGTGGAGCTGAAGCGCGGTACGAATTCCTGGCCGCACTCAGCGTTCTGGCAGCGCTTTGGCTTGGTCTGGCGGGTGGAGAGCGTCATGCCTTCACCCATCTGCGAACTGTTAGCTCGCACCCGGTCATCAGGCATACGCCATTGGCCATGCCGCGGTGGGTGATCGGACGATCGCAGCCGCAATGGCATTTTCGGCGCCGGCCGCGACGCTTCTCCAACTGCTCCATGTAGCGGACGTTCGCACTGGCGCTTCCCATCTCACCCCAGCCAGCGGTTCCACCGCGCATTGCGGCCGAGCGAGCGTTCGCGGAGAGACTATTGAGGTTAATCACGCCTCGACCTCCTTCGCCTTCTGCTGCTCGGGCTGGAAGTCGCCGCGGAGGGGCATGAGCCATGACTCCGGCAGCGCTGCGTCCGTTACGACCCGCTGGAACCCAAGCGTATTGGCAACAAGGATTGATTCATGCCGAACCACCCAGCATTGAAGGCGCTCTGGGTTTGCCGTCCTTGCATGTCGGCCGCAGTCAATTTGCGACTCATTGCTGGAGCGAAGCAGCTCTACAACCTTCCCCAGATTCTCTTCATGGTTCGCCTTGATCACGAGCGCGAGATCGCCAGCCTTGAACTTGCTCATGCGAAACTCCCCATCTGATCGGCTGCGGCCATGGCATCAGCCTCGGTTTCGAAGTGAGAGGACAGGACCAGACGCCAACAGGCGGCGAATACGTCGCGGTACAGCGGCTCGAATGCCGTGTCATCCATGTTTGCCCAGCTGATCGACTTGGCTTCCTTGCGCACGCCCTCTGGGGTGTGCACCAGGTGGAAGTGGCCGGCCTCGATGGTGATCCACTCGCGGAAGGCCTCGCGGCTCTTCTCGACTGCAGGGAAGCGGTCAGCGCGGTCAGCTTCCAGCTTCTCGATGTAGGCAGCGACGGCGTTCTGGAGCTGCCCAGGACGTCCGTTCAACTCCTCGAAGTACTTGGCCAGTCCGCGGATGCCGCGCATCTCTTGGCGAGGAACCAGGCCGCCCTTCGGCTCCCAGTACTCCCAGGCCAGATCGAGCATGGCGAAGAACTTCCCGTGGAACTTGGCATTGCGCATCTTGGTGAACTTGCCATGGACAACCTGGCCGGCCTTCCACTTCTGGACGGTTTCGCGGTCTGCCTCGGTGGCCGGCACCAGACCCTGGGCGGTACGAATCAGTGCGAGTTCAGCCATGGCTCGCTCCAAAGGCGACAGCGAGCGCCATGCAAAGGCCAATTCCGATAAGGCTACTGCGGTTCAGCGAGAGCCAGCCGAAGAACGACAGGATGGCGATGATGGAGAGGTCAGCCATTGCACGCCCTCCTCTCTACCTCGATGCCTGCGTCGCCGCGCTCGACGATCTCGTCACCGATCACGCCGTTGGACTTCATCGACTCGAAGGCCTGGTAGGCGTCGCGGTGGTCATCGGCGAGGATGATCGCCACCCGGTGGACGCCGTTGTGGATGTACTCGATCTCGAATTCAGCCATTCCGGGCCTCCAGCATGTAGTCGGCGAAGCTGTAGGCTGCCTGGCTGTATTCCCGCATGGTCTTGTAGGGAACGTGGTTGCCATCCTCGCCTGTCTTCCCCCAAGTCCCTTTCATGATCAGCGTCTGAAGGGTGCGCATCGCGATCTCGTCACGCAGCGGGACAAGGTCTTCAGTACTCTTCAGCGCAGCAACTGGCTTCGCCATCACTCAACCCTCCCCTGCGGCCAGATCGACTGCACGACCTGCAGCGGATCGCAGTCTTCCATCAGGATCATCGTGAATGCCGGGCGCCCAGGCAGGATTACCTTCCAGCAGCGTTTCATCACTGGGCACCTCGCGGCTTGAACTCGGCGATCATCGATTTGGCAGACGGCCTGGCCTGGGAGACGGCTTGCTGCTGCTCACGCTGTCCGGCGAAGTTCACGAACCGGGCGTACTGCCCCTGGTGCTGGAGCAGGCACATTCCGGTCGGGGCGTGGCGATGCTTGGGGACGTGGATTTCCGTCACTCCAGACCGCCCCATCTCGGATTCGGGGTCACGGTGAGCGATCATGATGATGTCGGCGTCCTGCTCGATCTCGCCGGAGTCGCGCAGGTCGCTCATCTGCGGGCACTTGTTCGAGCGGGTCTCGATGCTGCGGTTGAGCTGGGCCAGCACCACGATGGGCAAGTTCAGCTCCTTGGCCATCGCCTTGATGCCTCGGCTGATGGCGCCGAGCTCCAGGTTCCGGTTCTGCTGTCGGACATTGGGCTCCGGAGCGATCAGGCCGATGTAATCGATCACGATCAGGTCGAGAGGCTTCGCCTTGTGCTGGAACCGGGCAATGTTGCGAATTCGGCTCAGAGGCAGGCCGCCCTTCTGGCAGATGCGTAAATCGGCCGTCGACATGCGAGATACGGCCGAGGTGATGCGCATGACCTCCTCGCCCTCCCCGATCGCCTTGCCGGTGTCGATGTTGCCCAGGCTTACTTCCGAGCAGGAGGCCAGAGAGCGCTTCCCAAGCTCCTTGCCGGACATCTCCAGGGAGAAGATCAGCGCAGACTTGCGGTCCCGGATGGCCAGATGCTCGGCGATACCAAGTCCGAGAGTCGTTTTCCCGGTGCCTGGGCGGCCGGCGATGATGACGACGTTCTGCGGGCGCAGTCCCTTCAGTAGATCGTCCAGGTCTGCCAGGCCAGTGGTGAGACCATTGAGGCCCTCTCCGTTGAATCTGGCATCCATCTCGTCTACCACCGGGCCAAGCGCCTCAGAGAGCGTGATCACGTCAGGCTCATCGTCCTCGCTGTTCAGGCCAAGCACGGCGTTCTGGGCTTCAGCGATCTGCTCCGGAAGGCTTCCGCGCTGCTGGGCAATCTCCATCAACAGCTCGCCCGTGGCGTACAGAGCCCTGGCCTTGGCGCGCTCGGCGACGGTGCGGGCGTAGCTCTCGGCATTCGCTGCGCTGACGACGTTCTGCCAAATCTCAGTGGCGTATGCCAGGGTCATCTCGCCGCTCGGCAGTTCAGAGCGGTACTCAGCGAGAGACAGAGGGTCGGGAATGATCCCCTTCGAGCGGCAGCGTAGGACCAAGGTGTACAGGATGCCGTTGTCAGCCTGGCTGAAGTCCGTAGGCGACAGGAACGCACCAACGACCTCACACAGTTCCGGCTTTTTCATCAGGGCGCCGAGAACACCGAACTCGGCCTCGATGGCGATCAGGGGGCGCTCGCTCATCACGCGCCCTCCAGGACTTTCAGGACGTTCTTTTCGCGGGTCAGGAACTCGATGTCCGCGCGCCAATCACGGTCGTTCTCGCCGACCCAATGCTTGTTGGTCAGGCAGTCGTGGAAGTAGCCCTCCCAGAACTCACCCTTGCGGAACGGGAAGCCGCCGTTGAACTTCAGGTTCCAGCACTTGCGGATGTTCCGCTTGCGTTCCTCGCTGAGCTTCAGGCACTGGGGCAGCTTCTCACCGCAAATCCGGTTGTACAGGTCAGCGATCTTCTGGAACGGGATGCGCTCAGGCTGGGTACCGGGTTGATCAGGGATCAGCGTTGGCTGTTCGCCCTGAGCTTCGACAACCTCGTCCGGGGTCGGCGCGGTAGCGGCGACAAGTTCCGAAGGAACTAGATTGTCTTTACTGTCTTTATTGTGTGGCGGAAACGCCACAATGGACGTGGTGGAAACACCACACTGTGGCGTTGGTTTCTGCTTGTTGGGATGGGTGTTTTTCTGATCGATCACCCACTCACGAACAGGAGCAAAACCCATCGGGCTACGGCTCCCTCCAGTGCGATACAGCACGCGCTGACGGATCAGTTCACAGACGGCCCGGGAAACCTCTTCCCTAGCGATACCGGACATCTCAGAGATCACAGAGGCGGCAATGCGAGCCTCTTCGACGTTGTAGCCTGCGGTCAGACGGTGAACTGCCAGGGCGACACGCAATTCCCTGCCAGAGAGATCGGCGCCGATTAGCGCCTCGTACAGGTCGTTGTCCATCCGGGTAAACCCCCCGGTATTGCGCAATGAGATAACGTTGCTCATACTGACTCCCGACGTTGCATTTCAACGCTCCCTTCGGCGGCCACCGAGGAAGGAGCAATCGAAGCCCGCAGGTGTGCCAGACACTTCCTGCGGGCTTCTTGTTTGTGGTCTTTCGAATAGCTGGTGCGAACTGCGCGGGCGAAGAGCATCGCCATCGCCTGGTGGTATTCCTTGCTCTGCACTTCAGCCTGGGCTGTCATGTCAGGCGATCTCAGCCGAGACTTTCTCTGCCTTCTCAGCCATGGCCACAGCGTGAGCAGCCAGAGCTCGGCAGGACAAGGCGAAGCCTGGGAGGTGCGGCGCGTCGATGTGGTCGATACGGCCGTCGGCGAGAATCTGGCCACCAGCACCAGCTGCGTCACCGAAATGGCCTACGAGGCCGCTGAAGGCCGTCATGGCGCAGACGCCATCGACACCTACTGCACGCACAGCCAGAAGCCCGTAGCGACCGGCCAACTCGATCAGGCAGCGTTCACGCCAATCGGGCAGCAGCGACTGAACCCACGCCTCCTCGATCCAAGCAGGAAGCTCGACGCTGCCGTCCAGCCAGCGCTGAACCTTCTTCAGCCAGGAGCCAGCGACGCGCGAGTAGGTCTGGTGGTCGGAGGTCTGGGTCATGGCTTCCAGGTCCGGCACATCCTTCGACGAAGCCTTCTCCGATGCCATGGAGTACAAGGCCTTGCTCAGCGCCTCTGCGAAGTCTTCCTTGCTCATGCTGGTACGGCTCAGCATATCGGCTGCATGAGCGATGAGTACCGAGTCACGGGTGCTGCTGTGGGTTTGCTGTCTGTAACTGGACATTTTGGCTTCGGCCTCCTGGCCCTAACCTGTCATCACTCGATCAACCGACAGGGAATTCCCCATGCCGCTCGACCTCCAAATCCGTGCCGGTCTGCCCCGGCTTCCTCACCACTGCGCAGGTGACGCGTTCTCCGCTAGGCTGAAAGCGCCAACCGTCAACCAAGCAGAGGTGAATCCCGATGGCACAACTGACCTTCAAGTGCTCCAACTGCGGCGGCGAACAGTTCGAGCAGCCCACCAACCCGCAGGACGATTCGGTCATTACTTGCGCCGGATGCGGAGCCAAGGGCGTCTACGGAGAGATTCGCGATCAGGCCATGAAGCAGGCCAAGGAACTCATCCAGGGGAAACTGGGGAACCTGTTCAAGGGCAAGTAGCGAGGACTCGATCCGTCCGCACGCCTCCTCCAAGGGTTTCAGGTCTACAGAAATCTGAAGTTCCATCGTCTGTCTCCCTCATGGAGGAGGTCCCCCATGTCTGCTGATCTGTCCGAATTACGTGGCGAAGTACTCGCCATTACCTGTGCCCTTGCTGCTCTGCTGAACACCGCGCCTATCGCCTCTCAGGCTTCGATGTGGCGGAGGTTCGAAGAACTGGAACATCTACTGCTGGGTAACCTCGACGACGCCGGTAAGGCAGGTTTCGCCTGCGCCGTCGTGCGGATGAGGGTTAAGCGGCAGAGGTCTAGTGACCCCGCAGATATCCCCAGTCAATGTCTGGACGCAGCTGCTCGCAGGTGACTGATCCGGATGTCACTCGGTCAATATCAATTGCCAAAGCCGCGCTCGCGCGGCGATGGCCATACGCGACCTGCTTGAGCTGGCCAATACTCGTCTTGCAAGCCGAAGCGAAAGCTTCCAGTTCATGCGAGGCAAGCGGCTTCATGTATTCGAGTAGGTCCATTTGAGCCTCCTTTTCTTGAAGGTAGATTAGCAAATGCTAATTGTGCAGGCAATAGCAAACCGTAATTTACAGTTTGCTAACTGGCTGCGACGATCAACGGATGGACATGAATCAATTACGAATCGAGGCCCTAAAGCGCCTTATGGGCGGCCTCACGCAGGCAGAATTTGCGAACAGGCATGACCTGAACGCCTCCTATATCTCTCAACTGCTTAGCGGCACGAGGAACTTCGGAGAGCGGGCCGCGCGCAACATGGAAGAGAAGATAGGCCTACCACCTGGAGCCCTTTCCAGGCCTGGCGGCGATGCTATAGATGGCGAATTATTCAGAATTTCAGGCGCTCTGCAGCACTTCCAGAACGTGGAAGGTGCTCCGATGGCGGTTAAGGACGGTTTGGTTCCGGTCGTAGGGATGGCGCAGTTGGGAACGGACGGTTATTTCGAGGCCCTGGATTACCCGGTTGGCCACGGTGACGGGTACATCAGGATCAGCAGCGATGACCCGAACGCCTATGCGCTGAAGGTTGTCGGCAACAGCATGGAGCCGAGGATTCGAAGCGGCGAGTTCGTCATCATCGAGCCGAACAAACCCTATGTCGCGGGCGATGAGGTGCTAGTCAGGACGACAAGTGGTCAGTCCATGATCAAAGTCTTCATGTACGCGAGGGATGGCATGGTTCGCCTGTTGAGCGTGAACGATGCTCACCCGCCGCTGACGATTGCGGAGACAGACATCGAGAAGATCCACTTCATGGGCGCTATCTCGAAATCAACCAGGTACGTTGAGCTTTAGCCGGGCAGACAGGGAGTCCAGATGGCACTCGTCAAATGCAAGGAATGCGGAAGTCAGGTATCAAACAAGGCCAAGGCTTGCCCGTCATGTGGCGCAAAGCCACAGAAAACGGTAGGTACTCTTGGCGGCCTGATCGTCATCGGCGTCGCAATCTTCATCTTCTCCAAGATGTTCGGCGGCTCTGGAGCGACTGGGGCATCCGCTCCAGCCAAGCCTGTCGACTACTGCAGCGACACGACTATGGCGTTCGTGATGTCTCAGAGCTTCGTTGAAAAGTCGCTCAAGGCCCCCTCCACTGCCGACTTCCCCTACATCACCTCGGATGGCGTGAGCGTCTCGAAACTGCCCTCATGCAAGTTCCAGGTTGATGCTTACGTGGACTCCCAGAACAGCTTCGGAGCGAAGATTCGCACGCATTACGTAGCGGTTCTCGGGCCATCGGCCGACGGCAAGACCTGGACCGCCCAGAGCGTCAAGCTCAAGTAGTCATTGCTTTAAGACAGGAGGTCACATGCGCATAGCTGGCTTGCTCTTTGCCGCCCTGCTTCTCGCAGGCTGCGGCCATACCAGGGTCGATTACACCCCAAAGCCTCGGCCTGGGATGGATACCGCGCAGGCGGCATCGGTTGTCGAGCAGGGGTTCTATGAGGACTTCGGGAAGGAAAAGGCCCAGTCGGCCATGGTGACGCCCGAATACATCGCCCTCTCGAACGGCACCGTGAGTCGTGGCGTAAACCTCGGTCAGGCGTCTGCGTATAACGGCGTCATTGTCGGCCTTGGCTCGACCTACATGACCACTCAGGATATCAATCAGCGGATCTACTTCCGGTCGGTTGGCGACATTCAGGTCTACAAGAAGAACGCTCGCGAGAACCGCTATGCAGTGATTATCCGCACTGTCGAGCAGACCACGGCGCGCCGCATCTTCTTCCGATCAGAATCGCGCGCCGAGGAGTTCGCCGACGCGATGGAGTACCTGAAGCGCAGCTACGCAGCCGGCACTCTCGCTCCCCGAGCGCCTGCCTCCTCGTCAGGCGACGCGCTATCCCGCGAGCAACAGGTTCAGCAGCTCCAGCAGCGCAACCTGCCCTACGAGCAGTACCAGCAGGAGTATCGGAAGATCATGGGGCAGTGAGCGCCAAACAATTGGCACGAATACTGCTTAAAAGTTGACAACCAAAGGTTGTGAACGTAAGGTTCGCTCAAGGGTGCAAGTAAATCCTGGACAGCCGCGACGCCAAGGTATCGTAAGCGCTCTGTAAGAGCGTCGGCCCCAGGGATTGCACCCGCCCTCTTGATAACGCCACTGATCTATGACGGAACGCAGTATCTTCTTGGATGAAAGTGGCGATCTCGGCTGGACCTTCGACAAGCCTTATCGGCAGGGAGGATCCAGTAGATACCTCACAATTGCCTGCCTCTCAGTTGCCTCTAGCTCACAAAAGCATGTGAACCGTGCCATGCGCGATCTCTACTCGCATTTCGGCTGGGCGCCGGCGACTGAGAAGAAATGGGCGCGCATGACGCCGGAAGAGCGATTGGCCTTTGCTGAGCTGGCGAAGTCTCTTCACAAGAAGCTCGATGGAGACATTTCCTACCTGTCCATAACAGCCAGAAAAGAGCGTGTCCGAGAGAATATCCGCAAGGATGCGAACAAACTCTATAACTGGATGATTGGGAAACTGATCCTCGGAGAGATAGCCCCATATGAGCGCGTTGCATTCATGCCAGATCAACGCAGCCTGAAAGTTCAGAGCGGCAACAGCCTGCACGACTACCTTCAGACAGTGCTTTGGATGGACATGGACAGCCTATGCACCATCACAACAAGGCCATGTGATAGCGCAAAGAATCTCAATGTCCAGTTTGCCGATATGCTCTCTGGCCTCGTGCAGGGGCATTATGAGGATCGCAAATCAGATCCGATACTGGCGCTCAGGCCGTGCATCAAGAACCACGAACTATTCAATAGCTAAGCCCCGCACCGCGGGGCTTTTCGTTTCTGCCTGCCCTTCCCTCCCGGCTCTGCACTGAGCTGACGACCTCCCTGCCCCGGCGCTGAACCGACTACAGCGCCACCCTTCCCCGCCTGAAACCGAATCCTGAGCCCGCTAGCGCGGGCTTTTTTGTGCCCGGTGAAAAATATTTAGCAATTGCTATTGCCAAGTGAATTAGCAGTTGCTAATTTCACCTCAACGCCGAGCAACACACCGCCGGCCAGGCCAAGCGCCGAAAGCTCTTTAACAAGTCAGACCCCACCGCAGTCCCGACGCCACAGAACAGCGTGGCGAGCGACGGTGGATAAACACGACTGCTGATGCCGGGTAACCCCGGCCAACTCAACGCCAGGCGGCGCGCTCCCTCAGCTCAGGACATCGAGCGGATAGCGCAAAGCGGGCTGAGGGTTGCGCTGCTAACGCTCCCTGCTCGGGCCATGAATTGGCGCTTTCCTGGGCACAGCGGACAGGCCTCGCAAAGGCTTGCGGTGAACACAACCAACAGGAGAAACCAGCCAATGCAGAACTAAGACCAGCCGACAACCCGGGTCGGCACCTCGCGAGCAGCTGCCTAAGTCACCAGGCCGCCGGGCTGCAGTAGGCCGCGAGAGAAATGTGGAACTCCATGACCTGCTCCGTATGCCGATTGAAGGCGCAGCGAGGGAAGCCCAAGGCCAAACACATCTAGTCCGAGCTGCCATCGGCAGTGGTGAGGACAGCGCCAACCGCGGGTTGTAGAAGCCCAGTAGGCGAACGCGGAGCAACACCGATTTCCTCGATGCCATCCAGAGGGTGGCATCTGGGAAGTCAGCCAAGAGGACAGGCTCATGAACATCAGCGTTTTGAACTTTACGGCCTACAAGATCGATGTCGATCCAGCCAGCCGCACCACGGTAGGCGTCTCAGCATTCGATGCGGACGGCGCCTCGGTGCTGGAGAACTTCGACATCGAGCAGATCGTTAACCATTTCGGCGCCGAGGCTCTTCTCGATGAGATCGGGGAGCAGGTCGCCCGCCGCCACTTCAACATAGAGGGGTGAGGGATGGCCGCCACTTACGGACGCAGCCCGGCGGAGATTGCTGAGGACATGGTCCTGACCATGGCCGCCCCAATCTTCAACATCAGCCGCGAGTTTGCAGCTCGCTATTGCGAGCAGCGCTTTGAACTCGAATCAGCCAAGCCCATTCGTGAGCAGGCATCGGAGCTGCTGGATGGGTGGGAAGGCACGAACGCGAACATTGCCGCAGCGATGCAGCTTTGGCCGCTCTGGTGCTACGTCACCCGTGCACACCGGTTCAACACCTGAGCCGACCCCCTGGCCCAGCCAGGGCGCATCGACCTTGGAGTCATGAGGGGAGCGGTCTGAATGGACAGAGTGCAGCCTACTGCAGATGACGTGCGCGACGCCTTTGAATACAGGGATGGTGCGCTGTTTAGAAAGTCGAACGGTATTCGCGGATATGAGCGACCAGATGGCTATGTCTACACGCGCCTGCTTGGAAGCTCTTACGGCGAGCACAGGCTAATTCACCTTCTCTTCACAGGAGAATGGCCGCATCAGGTTGATCACAAGAATGGGATTCGCTCTGACAACAGGCCGGAAAATCTGCGAGCGGCAACTCACTCTCAAAACTGCTTCAACAGAAAGCGTTTGAGTAGCCATCACAAGGGCTGCTACTGGCAGCCAAAGCGGAAGAAGTGGATGGCTCAAATTGGAGTTGGCGGAAGCAGAAAAACAATCGGCTACTTCGACACAGAGACAGAAGCGGCTGATGCCTATCGCGCTGCATCAATACAGCTTCATGGAGAGTTTGGCCGGACGGAATAAGTGCACCGGCCAGACCGCTCCCCCATGGCTCCGCCAATCAGGAGAAAGAGATGAGCAAAGAGTACTTCACCGCCGTGTTCAAGATCAGCGATCAGGCCAAGTTCTTGGAGTTCGCCAAGCAGATCACCACGAGCATGGCCGAGCAGTCCGACCTGAGCGGAGCGGTAGTCACTGGCGCCGGCTGGTGCGACGAGATGACTGCCGCCGACAACATGCGTGCATGGCTGGATAACCGCGGCGAGGACACTGAGTCCATCGAGCGTGGCGAGGTCTGACCCCACACCTAAGACAGGAGAGCAGCATGAGCCATACGCCAGGACCGTGGGCGCCTGACCCGCAGGCGACCTTCAAGATTCGAGCGCCTGACCTGGATAGGGCAATCGCCTACTTGGCGCCTACCGATTGCGATGCCAACGCCAAGTTGATAGCCGCCGCGCCGGAGCTGCTGGCCGAACTCAAGAACCTGCACCGCGCCTACGTGAACCTTCTGGAAGCTGGGCGAGACCGCATCGTTGCGCTGGGCGGCGACTGCTATCCGGTTGACCGCATGGAGCAGGATGACCCGCACCTGCGCGCAGCCAAGGCCGCAATCGCCAAGGCCACCGCCTAACGCGCCCAGGCGCATACACCACAGGAGGAGAGATGAGCAAGTACGCCGAGTACGACGAGAAACTGATGAGCCTGATTCGCAATGGCTGCGACAACTTATCTTCGCTGTGCGGCCGTCTGCACGACGAGAACAGCGCAATTGCGAAGGACGACCCGTGGCGAGTGACTGACCGGCGCCTGCAAGCCCTGCGCAAGGCCGGGAAGATCGTTTATGCAGACGGACGCTGGCGTCCATTTCTGAGCTGACTCCCCGGCAAGGACGCCCCCTTCAATGGGGATGCATAGCGGAATGATGATCCGAGCACGGGCTAGACGTGAGCTTTCCGTCACCTAGAGAGCAAGCCGGCTTCATCCCCGGCCATCCCCACCCTACCCCTCTTAGCCCGGTACGCCGGGCATTTTTTCGCCTGTATTCCGTAGGTGCCCATGCCGGAATTCCATGGGTGATCAATAGGAGGGTTCCCCATGTGAACTGCTGCCCGCGCTGGCCACACAAGGCGCCAAACCGAAAGCCCGTGGCACCGCACGGGCTTTCACTTTTCGCCCTCTTTCGCATGCCTCTGTCTCGGAGGCAGCCGAAAGCGCGCACCAGCCCACGGCCATGGGCATTCACGCACTCCAAAGGAAACCCCAATGAAAACCTATTCCCCCGAAGAGCTTGCCGAGGCCCTGGAAAAACACCGCCTGTGGCTGGGCGATGATGAAGTCGGCGAACGCGCCAACCTGCGCGGCGCCAACCTGCGCGGCGCCGACCTGAGCGACGCCGACCTGAGCGACGCCGACCTGAGCGACGCCGACCTGCGCGACGCCGACCTGCGCGACGCCAACCTGCGCGACGCCAACCTGCGCGGCGCCGACCTGAGCGACGCCAACCTGCGCGGCGCCAACCTGCGCGGCGCCAACCTGAGCGACGCCGACCTGAGCGACGCCAACCTGCGCGACGCCAACCTGCGCGACGCCAACCTGCGCGGCGCCAACCTGCGCGGCGCCAACCTGCGCGGCGCCAACCTGCGCGGCGCCAACCTGAGCGACGCCGACCTGAGCGACGCCAACCTGCGCGGCGCCAACCTGCGCGGCGCCAACCTGCGCGGCGCCAACCTGAGCGACGCCGACCTGAGCGAGTTGTCATCAATATGGGGCGCGACCGGAAACCTCCGCGAGGTGAAGGCTATTCAGGCGGATATCTGGCCTGTCACCTACACCGCCACCCACATGCAGATCGGCTGCCAGTTCCACACCTTGGCCGAGTGGTGGGCCTTCAACGACGAAGAGATCAGCGGTATGGATTCGAAGGCGCTGGCCTGGTGGTCGGTCTGGAAGCCGATCCTGAAGCAGATCATCGACGCCTCTCCGGCCGTACCCGGTGGCGACAAGCCGGCCGGTGCCGAGGCGGCGTAACCGAACAGCGAACGAGTCGAGGGGCTTGATCAGCCAGACCTGACGCATCCGGGGAAGCGCCCGGCGTTCGCCCTGATTCAGCAGCCGCATGTTCGCGGCCATGAGGTCATAGACATGAATGCAATCCAGCACCACAGGATCGAGGAGCACCAGCTCGCGTCGAGCGAGTGGCTCACCGCTCAGGTCGGCAAGCTCCTCAAGGGCAACGACGCCGACAACATCCTTTTCTTCACCAAGACGATGCCGAACTGGCAGCAGGGCTTCGCCGACTCGGTCATGGAACTGCTCGGCGAGATCGGCGGCCGGGAATGCCCGGTCGTGCAAATCCTCATCGCTCTGGAACAGAACGAACCCGAACTGGCCTCGGCCATCTACCACAGCCGAATCCGCGAGCACGTCGTCCAGCTCGCTGAGCAATGCATCCAGGAGAACGCAGCATGAAGTACTACGTCGAACTGACCTACCCGAAAGCGCTGCGCTTGCCGGTATACGGCATCACCCTGGAAGCGGTGAGCAAGTCGCAGGCGATCACCGAGGCCACCATCGAAGCCGGCCGTGAGGGTTATCGCGGCTCGCCGAAGAAAGTAACCGCCCGGCAGCTTCAGGAGGCCGCAGCATGAGCGCCGCCACCGAAAGCCAGTACGAAGAGTTCGCCGGCAAGAGCATCCGTGCGGCGACCAGCCTGGCGCGCCGCAAGGGCTATTTCAACCCGGTATTCACCCAGATTTGCGGAGACCTCTGTGTCCTCCGTTTCAAGCGGCATCCACACCCGGCCGCAGCGGGCCGCTGAGCGGATATCTGCGGCGGGTTCAGCCGGCCAGTACCCGGTTCAAAAACCCCGGCAGCCAAGCGTCTAGCACCTCCTTCGACCGCGGGCGTGATTGGCCGAGTGGCGCACGTAACGCGCCTTTCCCTTTCCCTTTCCCTTCACTGGCTGCGGTCACGCGGCGAGGTCACACCATGTCTACTGCAATCGCAGAGCGGCAGGAATCTGCCGTTGTTGTCCAGGCCGAGTCGGCCACCATCCTGCAGGTGATCCAGCGCGCAGCCGCTGACCCGCAATGCGACATCGAGAAGATGGAACGCCTGCTGGCCATGAAGGAGCGGATGGACGCTAGGGCAGCGGAAGTCGAGTTCAACGACGCTCTTTCCCGTGTCCAGGCGAACATGGGCCGAGTGGCTGCTGATGCCACTAACAACCAAACCCGCAGCGCCTACGCCACCTACGGGAAGCTGGATAAGGCCCTCCGCCCCGTGTACACGGCTGAGGGTTTCTCGTTGTCGTTTGGGACCGAGGAAGCCCCGGAAGGCATGGTCGGCATGATCTGCTTCGTAAGCCACCGTTCCGGCCACACCCGCCAGTATCGCGCGCACGTCCCATCCGATGGCAAGGGCGCCAAGGGCGGCGACGTGATGACCAAGACCCACGCATTTGGCTCCGGCACCTCCTACGGAATGCGCTACCTACTGAAGATGATCTTCAACGTGGCCATCGGCGAGGAAGACGACGACGGCAACGCCGCCGGCAGCGACGATCTTCGCAATGCCGTGCTGGATGACCTGATCGCCAAGGTCAAGGCAGCGAAAACCGGCGCAGAACTCCAAGGCGTATGGCAGTCAGGCCTAAAGGTTCTGCAGGCCGCCAAGGATGTGGCTGGGGCAGATGAACTCCGCGCCGCCGTAACCGCGCGTAAGGCTGAACTGGAGAAGTCGAAATGATCCTCATCTCATGTGACCAAGGCAGCGAAGCGTGGCACCGTGCCCGCGCCGGCGTAATCACCGCGAGCATGTTCAGTGACGCCCGGGCCAGGCTGAAGTCTGGCCCGAACAAAGGGCAGCCGACCTCTGCAGCACTCGACTACGCCTTCAAGCTCGCAGTGGAGCGCATCAGCGGCGAGCCCCTGGATGGCGGCTTTGAAACCTGGCAGATGAAGCGCGGCCACGAACTGGAGCCGATGGCCAGGATGGAGCACGAAATCCAGACCGGGCTGATGGTTCAACGCGCCGGCTTCGTGACCACCGACGATGGCTGCTTCGGCGCCAGTGCTGATGGCCTGATCGGCGAGGACGGTGGCAGCGAGTACAAGTGCTTCATCGCGCCCGAGAAGCTTCGCGCCTTCCACATCGACAACGACGCCAGCGGGATCATGGACCAGGTGCAAGGCTGCATGTGGATCACGGGCCGCAAGTTCTGGCACGTCGGGATGTACTGCCCTGCCCTTGAGTCCGTCGGCCGCCAGCTCTGGTGGCAGGAGTTCAAGCGCGACGACGACTACATCGAGGCGCTGGAGGACGACCTGTGGCAGTTCAAGCTGCTGGTCGACCAGTACGAAACCAAGCTCCGGGAGAAGGCAGCATGATCCCCATCGACTACCGCTCTACCCCTCCGGTCGATATCGCCCGCGCAGAGATCGCGGGGAAGGTGGCGGAGTACCTGGCTGCTGGCCGGCAGATCGAGCTGATCCCCATTGGCGTCTCCGGCGAGAAGGAATTCAGCGTCTGGAACAACAAGCAGCGCTCTCCTGGGCAGACCGACAAGGCCCATGCAGCCTTCCAGAACAACGCCAGGGAGAAGCGCCGCCTTCTCGCCCAGACCGTACGCTACTGCGCCGAGCAGCGAATGACGATCTCAGCCACAGCGGACGCCATGGACCTGGACCGGAACACCGTGCGCCGGATCGCTGCAGAGCACGGGATCGAGTTCTTCCGCAGGGAGCGCGCGTGATGGCAGCGAAGACCGCAGCAGAGCGCAAGGCCGAGCAGCGCGAACGGGACAGGATGAACGAGGAGGAACGCCTGGCGCGCCTCCTCTCCCGCCGCATCAGCCTGGACCTGTTCAAGGCCACCGACGCCAAGCTCGCCCGGATCATGGAGCGCCTGCAGATCGACGAGCCGCAGGACGTGCTGACTCGACTGATCCATGGCGCTGACCGCCTCGACGACGAGTCACTGGCCGATCTGGCCAGCCACTAGTCACGCCTACCTGTCACACAACGCTTTCGCCCTCCGCTGCACTCGCGGCGCGGCGGCGCTCTACCTGGAGAAACCATGAAGCTCACATCGATTCCCCGCATCAAACGGGTGTCGCTGGATCGCCAGCGCCTGCGTCGTCCGCGACCCTCGGCTCGAAAGATCAACTTCCTGCTCCGGGGTGGGCCGCTGAGCATGGCCTGGCTCTGCAGCCCCGGCACCCTCTGCTTCAGCTACCGCGACTGGCGCGGCTACTACGACAAATCCAACAAGTGGGTATCGCTATGAGTACGTTTGCAGTGTTCGGCATGACCCGCGACCTGGCGCTGGATGATGCCCGCAAGACCGTGAAGACCAGTCGCCGCACGCCGCTCGGTGAGCAGCCCATTCCGATGACCGAATGGCTCGCCCTGTGTGAGAAGACTGCCGACCAGGTAATGGCCGGCACCAAGACCAAGCAGCTCGGCCCGCTATTTCGACGCGCCGCAGTTCGCCGAGCAGTTCATTCAGGTCGCGCGGAAGACCCTGAAGTGCCGCGACCTGCACATAAAAGCGAAGGTCATCCTTACCGATGAGAAGGGCAAGCCAATCATCGACAAGAAGACCAAGGCGCCGAAGGTTGGCTGGCGGAAGTACGACCCAAGCACGGAGCAGCTTTCGGCATGACCATCACCTACGGCTCAGTGTGCAGCGGCATCGAGGCCGCGAGCGTTGCGTGGCACCCGCTGGGCATGCGCGCCGCCTGGCTCTCCGAGATCGAGCCCTTCCCATCTGCCGTTCTGGCGGCGCGCTGGACAGAGGCGGAGAACCTGGGCGACATGACCAAGATCGCCAAGCGCGTGCTGGTCAGCGCAGTCGCGGCGCCGGACATTCTGGTGGGCGGAACCCCATGCCAGGCCTTCAGCGTGGCTGGTATGCGCGAAGGCCTGGCCGATCCGCGCGGCGCCCTAACCATCAAATACGTGGAGCTGCTCGATGCAATTGACCATGTTCGAACCCAGCGAGGCGAGCCTGAAGCCGTCTGCCTCTGGGAAAACGTCCCCGGCGTCCTCTCCGACAAGGGCAACGCGTTCGGGTGTTTCCTCGGCGCCCTGGTGGGCGAATCCCAAGAACTTCAGCCGCCAGGGGGAAAATGGAAGGACGCTGGTTGTGTGTATGGACCCCGGCGAACAGTCGCATGGCTGGTTCTGGATGCCCAATATTTCGGCCTGGCCCAACGACGCCGCCGTGTGTTCGTTGTCGCAAGTGCTCGAGCAGGATTCGATCCCGCCGCGGTTCTATTTGAGTCCGAAGGCACTCGCCGGGATCAGCCGCCGGGACGGCCGGAGGAGTTCACGGTTCATCCTACTCTCACGGCTCAAGGGGGCGGCGCTCTCGATGACCGAGAGGCATATGTACTGGAGCCCGATGGCGTCAGGCGTACCACCCCGCTCGAATGGGAGCGCTGCCAGGGATTCCCTGACAACTACACGCTGATCCCCTGGCGCGGTAAGCCCGCCGAGGAATGCCCGGATGGCCCACGCTACAAGGCCATCGGGAACAGCAAGGCTATTCCCGTGGTGCGTTGGATTGGTCGCCGCCTGCTTCAACAGCTTCAAGCCTGATTCACCTACCCCACTCCATGCCATTGTGCCACTACGGCGCGAGGACTCGTCATGCCTGAAAAACCGCTGAAGGCCTACCACGTAGGCGAAGGCTCCGATGGGGAGCATGTGATCGTCTTCGCTACCAGCGGGGCTGCCGGCCGCCGGAAAGGTGGCAATGAACTGAGCCTGGAGTTCGAGGAGGTCGAGTTCTGCCGCCGCGCACCGTGGGCTGATGAGTTCGCCGGCCAGCGCTTCATCCCGGCCACGTCCTATCACGACAACGGCTGGTGGCTGTACTGCAATCACTGCGAGACCAGGCTTTACGAAGACGCCGAGGACGAAGACGGCAACCCGCGACAGCTTGTCTACGACGGCCAGCACGCTTACTGCGACCAGGTCTGTAAGGATGGGCACGAGCGGGAAATAGCCGATGCCAACGCGAAGGGCGAAGCATTCAAGGCAAAAGCCCTACAGGAGCGCCCGTACCTGACCTTCACGAAGTGGAACGTCGGCTGGCCACGGATCACACAAAGCGCGGAGTACACCTTCCCCGGTGGGAAATACGGCGGCTCAGTCAGAGACGACGGCGACGGGCAGCTGCACTGGTTCATCGCCCAGGCCGATCAGGAAGCCTGGAACACCTTCCAGGCGCAGCGAGCAGCCTGACCCTCCGCAACAATTTGCCCTTTTCCGGAAACTCTTTTCCGCGCCAGCAGGCGCAAGGATCTCTTCATGCCAGCAAACAACCATCCCGCCGACCAGGCGGCAATTGAAGCCCTGCACGGGCTCCTGTCTGAAAACATCAGCGATCGCCTCATTGCCTTCCAGGATGCCACCTACGCCATGGGCCGCGCCCGTGGCCAGCAGGACGGTTTCAACTTCGAGCAGCACCTGCAGCGCCAGCGCGACTTCAGTGAGCGCACCTTCGGCCCCGGCGCCCGCGCCGCCGGCGTGGTGGACCACATCCGCAAGGAGCTGCGCGAGATCGAGGAGAGCCCCGGCGACCTGGCCGAGTGGATCGATGTGGTGATTCTTGGCCTGGATGGCGCCTGGCGCACCGGCGCCACCCCGGAGCAGATCATCGAAGCCCTGACCGCCAAGCAGGCGAAGAACGAGGCCCGGACCTGGCCTGACTGGCGCACGTCGCCGACGGACAAGGCAATCGAGCACAACCGCGCCGATGATCCGGTCGACGACGATACCTATTTCGTCCACCGCAACGCCGGCAAATCCGTCTTCGTGAAACACGGCCCCTTCTTCCGTGACCAAGGTGGACTGACCCAGGACTGGGGCAAGGGCTGGACGCGAATCAAGGCCACATCCATCGAGCACGCCCGCCAGATCGGTGAAGAGGTACTGCCATGAAGCAGATCATCTGGAGCCTGCTGGCCAAGCTGCTGGCAATCCCCGCCGTCGCCGCCTGGATCATCCAGCGCGCCGGCCGCACTCCCTACCACCACATCATGTCCGCCGACGGCTCCGAGACCTACATGGGCCGCTGGTGGCTGTTCAACCCCTACGACCGGAACACCCATCAGGCCAAGCACTGGTGGTTCCCGTGGTCGGTTCGCGTCCACCACATCATGCGCGCCGATCAGGACCGCGACCTACACGACCACCCGTGGAACGCCCGCACCGTGATCCTTGATGGCTGGTACATCGAGCAGCGACTGGCTGACGACCGCCTGCTGACCATGGTCGACGCGCCGCCCGGTGCCCAGGTGACCGAGTTCATCCGCCGCAATGCCGGCGACACTGCCGCGCTCCGCCATGGCGAGTATCACCGAATCGACCAGGTAGCCGAGGGCGGCGTCTGGACTCTCTTCATCACCAGCCCCTGGCAAGGCGAATGGGGATTCCTCGTCGCCGGCAAGAAGGTGCACTGGCGGACCTATACCGGAGATCAGCAATGAAGGAACGTCCGATCCTGTTCAGCGGGCCGATGGTCCGCGCCATCCTGGAAGGCCGGAAGACGGTCACGCGCCGAGTGATGAAGCACCAGCCACACGAAGACGCGAGCGTCACGGTGGAGAACTACAACGTCACCGTTGTGGATCGCCACGGCGAGCAACAGCCAGGCCCTGAAGTCTTCGGCGCATGGTGGAGCGATGGAGAACGCGGCTGCGTCTGTCCCTACGGCCAGCCAGGCGACCGACTGTGGGTGCGCGAGAGCTGGTGGCAGGCTGGCGACTGGCAGTCCACCTACCCGGAAGACGACACCGGTGCCTGGTTCGGTAGCAAGCGGATTGTTTACTCGGCCGACGGCGCGCCGCCGAACGAACCCAACCGTCACTACCCAGCCGGGTTGCGCAACGGGGCTTACTCCGCAGCGGAACCGAACAAGATCTGGCGCCACCGGCCGAGCATCCACATGCCCCGCTGGGCCTGCCGCATCCTGCTGGAAATCACCGCGGTGTACGTCGAGCGCCTGCAGGACATTAGCGAGGAGCAGGCTATTGCTGAGGGACCTCCTGGCCTGGCCTTCCCTGCTCCCCCTGGCTCGCATTGGGTTACTGAAGACGGCCGGCGTCGAGCGTTCATGCGCCTATGGGATGACGTGAACGGCGCCGGTGCTTGGGATGCCAACCCCTGGGTCTGGGTGGTCGAGTTCAAGCGGGTGACGCCATGACCAGCCCCACCTTCTGCCGCGGCACCGGCCTCCCTGTTCTCGAATGCATCTGCCTGCGCTGCAGGCCTGCCCTCCAGGAGCGAGCACCATGCAAGCCATCCAACTGACCGTCGAGCACCGCCAGGGCCGTGACGGGAAGCCGTACCTGTTGATCGACGGCCTTCCACGACTTGGCGCCGAACTCGATCCCGACCAGGCCCACGCGCTGGGCCGGCAGCTTATCCAGGCCGCAATCGACTCCCGCCAGGGCGAGCGCGGCACCATCCAATACCCCGTCGAGGGCTGAGCCATGACCGAACAACAAGCCTGCACCCTCTGCGGTGCGGATGGGCACACTGCTGCCCGGTGTAACTGGAACAAGAACAGCGCCAAGATCGCCGTAGCCTCGCTCAGGGCCGGACTGCGCGCACTGTCTGACTACATCGGCCCGAAATGCCGCAATGCGGTAGAGGAGGCCATGGCCACTACCTCCCTCGACCACTTCGCGCCACAGCCAGTGCCGGCAGAGGGCGTGCGCGTCCATGATGAGGTGTTCGAAGCCGAGTTCATGACTTGGTGGGAAGATGACGGACAGTTCTGCCGATCTGGCGGCGGCGACTACGAACGCACGTTCGCCTTCCAGGCATGGCGCCATCTCTACCCGCAGCTGATCCAAGCCCGCGCAGCCCTGGCGCAACTCTCCCCTGTGCCGGAGCTGGACGAAGTTGCAGCCCTACAAGCCCAGCCCATCGGCGGGAAGGAGGATGGGGAATGAGCATAAGCAGAGAGCGGCGCCGCGAAATAAAACAGATGGCCCGATACTTTTGCGCGGGTCTGGTAGAGAACGCAGAGCCAATAGCGAGTGGTGGTTTTGACGATCTAAACCATGAGGAGGCTGTTGCCCTGGAAGCTGAATGCAACGCCGTTGCACGTCGGATTTATAAGGAACCCCGCCCATGACCCGCACAGTAGCAGTGCCAGTTGAGTTGCTGGAGCGCATCCATAACCTGCTGGATAACTACATCACTCACTTCACCCCGGAAGAGGAAGAGCTGCGCACCCTTCTCGCCGAGCAGCCTGGGAAGCAGGTGCCGGTCGAGTTCGATTACCCCGAGTTCCACGCGGTAGCCATGGGCTGCGGCCTCGAAGATCGCGGGATCACTGACCGCTATGAGGCCATGCGTTACGGCTATGACGAGGCCGTGGATCAGTTTGCCCATATCATCGAAAGCCTCGGCCCGCTTTACGCCGCCCCGGTCGCCCAGGCTGGGCAGGTGCCGGAGGAGTGGCGCAAGGCCCTGGAGTTCTACGCCAAGGGCGACCACCTCTTGCTGGCCGATCCTGATGCTTGGGACACATGCAGCGGTGAGCCTATGAACTGGCTGCACGACGAGGCCGGGACAGCCAGCGTCGAGGACGGATCGTTCGCCAAGCAAGCGCTCGCCGCCGCTCCGGCGCAGGAGGTGGAGAAGCCTGACGCCTTCGAGGTAGCCCGCCACTCCAAGCGTCTGGTTGAACAGCTCCGCGCCAAGGTGGCCGAGCTGGAAGAGCGGCAGGCCTCCAGACATATCGGCGGTATCCGCCAGGCTGGGCAGGTGCCGGAGGAATGGCGCGATATGCTCGCCAGTCTGCAATGGCACTACCGTGACCACGACGACCACTGGCACCGTCCGCAGGGTTACTACTGTCCGCAGTGTGGCGGTGAAAAAGACAAAGGGCATGAGGAGCACTGCAAGCTTGCCGCACTGCTCGCCGCCGCTCCGGCGCAGGGAGGTGAGTCATGAGCGCGATCATCAGTCCGTGCGGCAAGTACCGTTACCGCCTGGAGCGCGAATGCGGCATGCCCTTCGAGGGCTCCAAGGTGTTCGCGTTCTTCGGCGTCAACCCGAGCACAGCGGATGCCACCATCGACGACGCCACGGTTCGAAAATGGCGCGGCTTCACGCTGCGTAACGGCGGGCACCGCTTCATCGTTGGCAACGTGTTCGCCTTCCGCGCAACGGACGTTGGGGCGCTGTTCCACGCCGATGACGCCGTGGGACCGGACAACCTGCACCACCTGAAACAGATCATCGCCGACGCTGACGTTTTGGTTCCCTGCTGGGGGTCGTCTGACAAGGTGCTCAAGTCGCTGCGCGGACGCCTGAAGACTCTGCTGTACATCCTGCAAAGCAGCGGAAAGCCGGTAATGCACTTCGGCCTGACCAAGGGTGGCGAGCCGCGTCATCCGCTCATGCTCGGCTACGACACGCCGCTGACCCCGTGGTCGGCGCAGGGAGGGTCTGCTGATGAGTAATGTCCAGCGCTGGGAGCCAGAGAACACCTTCCTCGGCTACAACATGCGGCCAGACCTTGAAGGCTCGTTCGTGCTGCATGACCACTACGCCAAGCTCGAAGCCGAGGCCCAGGCGCTCAGGGAGGAAGTCGCAGCCCTGCGCGCCCTGCTCGGCGAGGGGAAGGAGCAT